AATCAGTCACGGAAGCATTTGACCAACCCTATAAAATACTTCGATGGGAAAAGGGTGACTTCGGTGATGTAGACGCAATAGCACGATTAGATGACAACACCTTTCTAAGTATTATGTTCAACAAGGGATTTAGTCAAGGTACAAAAGAAGAAGCATGGAGTGTTGAGTTTTATAGAAACAACAGCCAAGAAGTCACAGGAGAAGGTGATGCACAACGTGTGTTCGCCACTGTGATAAGTGCTATACAAACATTTATTGAAAAGTACAAACCTAATAAAATAACCTTTTCAGCGAGTAAAGAAGTTGAAGATGGACAAAACTCACAAAGCAGAGCAAGATTATATGACAGTTTAGTTCAGCGTTACGCAAGGTCCTGGGGCTTTAGAGCATTTCGTGCTGACACTGGTAACAAAGTTATCTACGAATTAAGTAGATTAAAGCCTATTGTTGACAAACCTGTGGCGGAAGGCTCTTGGAAAAAGCCCAAGTTTAATACTGACACCGTGGTATATGACGGTGCAAAAGCAAACGGTATATCTATTTTTTCAGCAGGATATCACCCTGATATTGAAACAGCATGGATTGAAGCAATAAAATCTGTTAAGCCAGGTGCGGGTGCCACTATGGTTAAATCATTTGAGCAGTGGGCAAAGTCTCAAGGTGCAAAGACTATTAGAGCCGAAGCACTTCAGCCCAGTTTGAATTTTTGGAAAAAAATGGGGTTTGATGTTGTTGGTAATCCGTCTAGTAAGAACAGGGTGCCGATCGAAAAACATATTGGCCAGCAAGATGTGGCAGAAAATATCAACACTATGAATTTTGAAGAAGGTGATTGTCCTATTTTCGCTATTGCTTTACATCGTTTATCCAAATTGCCATTAATGGCATTAATTGAGTATAATGAACAAGTGGGAAGTACAGTATTAATTCACGCCTATGTAAAACTTAATAATCAATGGCGTATTGATGCTAGTGGAGAAACTGATGTTAATTGGATGTTACAAAAATATCCTAACAATGGTAACGCAGAAGAAATAGAAATAAGCGAAAACAATTTAATTAAATTAGGGTATGGTAAAAATAAATGCCCTATGCTACAACAAGTTCTTCCACATGCTAAAGAAGTTTTACAAGATATAGAACTAAATGAAAACTTTGCAGATGGTAAAGTAAAAGGTAAAAGCCGTCCCGGGCGTGTAAAACGCAGTGGTGCAAGCTGTGACGGAAGTGTCTCAGATCTAAGATCAAAAGCAAAAGATGCCAGTGGCGAACGTGCCAAAATGTATCACTGGTGTGCTAACATGAAAAGCGGCCGTGCTAAAAACGAATCTGAAATGTTAGAAGATTTAAACGTTATATGGAAAGATGTATTGGAAGCTGGCGTGTATAAAGGTTATCCCTGTACTAAAGACTGTAGCGGACATGCCGCAGGCGATCGTTGGGCAGATGCTAGAAATATAACTGACCCTAATCAATGTCCTTACAGTAATAACAGTTTCTGGGAAGGTTGTCTAGCGCATACCGATGAACAAGAATAACATATAAATATACTATTATGCGATTATTAGACCTTAAACAACTTACCGAAGCGGCATTAGACGTTGATGAACTTAAAAAGTACGAAGATGAAGTATCGTCTCCTACTCCATATCTACGTGCTAATAAATTTTTAAGTAAGATTGAACGCAATGAAGAATTTGAATTAGTAGGCGGAGAAAAGGTTATAATTAAACCAGAAGAATATAATAGATTATTACAAATATTTAAAGCAGACACAGTAAAAGGCCAAACAGTAAGTATTCAATTGGCCAACGGACAAACCAAACGTTTAACACAATTTCAAAAAACAACAGACTTAGGTGGCAAAGGCGGCGGCGGTGCAGGACTGGCCAATCGAGGCGAAGCCGCAGAAGGCATATTGGGTGCTAGTTTATTTGCTAAATTAATTGCTAGAACACGTGGCAAAATAGATACAATCAATCCTACAAATATCTGGAACATCATTGATACGTTGAAGCAAACACAGGAAGATCATTATTCTATACAAATTAAAGATGCTACTAAAAACGTTGCCAGAGACAGTATTCAATTTACATTAAAATTAAAACCAGGACCATACAAAGACATAATGGATCCTAAGAAACGAAGTTTACTTACCAGCGAAATTAATAGTGCTGTTGCGTATGCTAACAGCGCAGACGCACAAGAATACTGTGAGTATTTTTATCTCAACGGCAAGCCCGATGTTATCCATGTTATTACGGACGGCATCAGTGGCAGTACAACAAAGAAATCAGACGTTGAAGTTATTACAACAGATCCAACAACCGGCAAATCAGTGCGCCAACAACTTAATATTAGCCTTAAAGCAGGTAGTGATCAAATGGGTCAAGTTGGACAGGGAGAAAAAGGCGAAGAGTTTGACGCACAAAAGAAACTATGGAATTCCTTTGGCATTGACATCGAATCAAGTAGAAACGAATTTGATACTCTAGTCTCTGAACAAGGATTACCAGTAGGCATTGAAAGAATATATAGAGATGCTACCGTATTCTTACAAGACTTACTAGCAGGTAGTTTTGATGATGCTGAATACTTGTTCTTAAAAGATTTAGTCAAAGGCATTGATTATTTTGCTACATTAAACGATCCAACCGTATTGCTTGTTAGCTTTGAAGGCGGCAATTACGAAGTATTGAGTTTTGCTAATTTAGAAAAAAAACTAAAAAACATTGATTTAGACGCTAGATACAACGATAAAGCCGCCAATCCTCAAATTGAAATATATGATATAAACAGCGGTATGCAACTATTTAGGATCAGAAGCAAAAAAGAAAAAGTCAAAGGCGACAAGTGGTACATTCGCAATTACATTGAAAAAGGTCCATTGCTTTCAGAGTTAACCAGCATCAAGAAGTAATACGATATATTGACATAAAATGGATAAATAATCATATGAAAATAAAAGAACTTATCATTGAAGACGGCGGCATAAGTGCTGGTAGTTTTGCCAACGCACCTGCCGGCAATTTGTTTGCTGTACCAATGAAACGTAATATGCCACGTAAGCGTCCAAAGAAGGAAGCTGAAGAATTCAAAACTAAAAAAGATAAGTCTAATGTTTTAGAAACTGGAACTAAAAATGGATAAACAAAGAGCACGTCAACTTTATGAACTAGCAGATCGTTTAAGTAAATTAGACGTTAATACTCTATCCGAAGAACAACTATCACATCGTAATACTATGATTGCTAAATTGCAAGAAGAAGTTACAACAATTAAAGAGATGGCCAGCAAGATTATATCTGTAGATGATAAGCACGGATTCATTACAGTTATTGTACAAGCACCAGATGGCAGTAAAAGAGCAATGGCCAATGACAATCCAAATTACATCCAAAAATGGTTACAAAAATATGGATTAACTCTTCCACAGAGTATTACAAGTCAGTTCGTAGGCGTACACGAAGAATTCAACGGTGAATACGATGACGAAGCAGGTATGGTTCAAAGCAATCTACGCACAATGGCTCGTGCTGTAAACGGTTTACTAGATACCATAGAAGACAATGACAACTTGCCAGAGTGGGCACAGGAAAAAATTGCCAAAGCAGAAATGATGACAACCAGTGTTTGGGATTATTTACTAAGTCAAAAAGAACAAGGCATGGATCCTAAAGTAACAGAGGCCAAGCTGCCAGAAGTTGATTCACTTGTTACTGATACAGAAGCTGTAATGAAAGAATTTCAAATTGATGCTGAACAAGCATTAAAAACTGTGCTAGGAAACAGAGAGTATAATAGCCGCCGTGGCTATTACAGTTTCTATATTAGACAAATTATTGCTAGATTGAATCAACAAGGTGTAACTGAAACTAAAAAGCCAAGTCCTCGTCTTACGCCAGTTGACATGAAAAAATCTGAGCCGGTCAGTGAAGAAATAAATACAGAAGCATACGAAAGACTACAAAAGGTTTTCGCATTTAAGAATTACGAAAGTTAATTATGAAACTATTTGAACTATATCAACAAAATACCCTACAAGGTACAAATAACTTAAAACAGATATCTGAAGCTGTTACCAATAAGACTGGTGCAGTTATTACTGTAGGCAATACTCAAGTTAAACTTGGCATTAATAGTGCTAGATATGTTTTTAGCTTATATGAAACCGCAGTGGCCAATGGCACCAGCGAACAATTCTTAGAAGGCCTTGCTAATCTAAATCCAACAATGGTCATGGAAAATGATAACACAATGCGTCACATTGTCGGCAAGTTCAAGCACGAAGTTAAAAACTTCTTAGCTGGTCAAGAACTAAGCGATGACTTATATCACGCATTGTTTGACTACTACAGTGACCACGGTGAAATGCCTTATGGTACTATGAAAGGTCGTGATGGCGATCCTTATGAATGGGTTCATATGCGTTTTGATCAAGACGTACTTGATTACACTGGCGGTGATAATCAAGATGTTCCGGCATTACCAGCGGCAACAATGCCAATGATGCCACGTCAAGAAAGCATGTACGAATCTAAGAAAACAAAAATGAAAGAAGGTTGGGCAGAAATGCAGGCCGACGTTCTTGCTCGTGCAGAACGTGAAAAGCAAGAAAGAGGCACTGGTAAGTTTGATAAAAAACAAACTAGTACTGGTACTGTTTACAGCCGCAAATATAATGCAGATACAGGCCAATCAATTGAGCCAACTAAAGATGCAGAAGGTAAATCACCAGTTAAGCGCAGTCGCGGGCGCCCAAGTGCTGCCGCTAGTTCTACCGAAGGTGGTACAAGTTTTGCAGATTACAACAGTTGGTATCACAAGTCTAAGCGTACACATAGTGAACGCAAGATTGTTGGTAGCAGAGCAGGTGCTGTAGCAGTTGTTCCAAAAGGTAAAAAATATCTAGTAGTAGGTAATTGGGAAAACGATTCTGGTATGTTGTTTGATGCACCAAGTGAAATACTGTCATTGGAAGATTTAAAAGCATTTAAGAGTGCTAAAGGACGTCCAAAGAAAATCCGTGAATGGATTGAAACATTACGTTTTGTATCCGAAGGTGAAACAACTAAAACATCAACCGGTCTTAAGCATAGTGCTAAAGGCAAATATGGTGCAGACGAAAACGAACCAGAAGATGAAGAACAACTAGACAAAGCTGGCACTAACCGTAGAGAAAAAGCTATGGGCGTTAAGTGGGATCGCGAAAAGAAATGGGGCGGCGGCATTAAAGTTGAAAGCAAGAAGTAATGCGTATCTCTGAAATTCTTGCCGAGAGTTGGAGTCAAAAGTATAAAAGCAGTATCAATTGTTCTCATCCTAAAGGCTTTAGTCAAAAGGCTCATTGTGCTGGCAAAAAGAAACACAACGAGTCAATTGAAACAGAAATGGTCTGCGAAGACTGCGGTATGTGCCAAACACACGGCGACAACCTAGTAGAAGTCAAACAACGGTTAGATGCCAAATGTTGGACAGGTAAGCACAAAGAAGGCACTAAGATCAAAGGCGGTGTTCGTGTAAACAACTGTGTACCTAATGAAAGCCTAGATGCTAATCAAAAACGTGTAGGACAAGTTGGTGGTGAAGAAAAAGCAAAAAAGATAGGACAAGTTCTTGCTAAACCTCCTAAGCAACATCCTTTCAAAGGTCGATTGGTCGGCGAATAACTAAACAATGACGCATTGGCAAGAATACATTCGCAGTAGTTATGAATTGATTCTTGATGCAGAAGGCAAGACTGCTACTTACTTAAACGAACCTTTAGAATACTATCTAGTCAGCTTGATGGCTAGATGGTTTGACAAGCCTAATATTCCCCCTGATACTCCTGTGGCAATACTAATGCTTACTGCCATGCAAAATCCTAGAAAAGAAAACTTGTCAGAAGTAGCAGACATTTGTTTGTTCTACGACAGCTTTAAAATAAAACAACGTAAATGGCCATCGCCCAAGTATTATAAAGACATGGGCGCCACAGCATATGGCATGGCTTATGTTGCTAGTAATGACAATATATACAATCAACTAGAAATTAGTTTTGATACGTGTAGTAGAATTTTATCTAATACTATTAAATAACTTATTAAAGATAAATATATTCAATAGGAAAACAAATCATGGATGAATTAGTACAAGCAATGAAAAAGGCACTGGCAGATACATTTGCCTTTTATTTAAAAGCACAGGGCTTTCACTGGAACGTTGAAGGTCCTAATTTCCCACAATATCACGCATTGTTTGATACTATATACAACGAAGTCTATGGAAGCATAGATCGTTTTGCAGAAGAAATTCGTGCCATGGATGCGTATGCTCCTGCTAGTTTTGCTCGCTTCAGTGAACTAACTAGTCTAGAAGATGAGATACAAATTTTAAATGCACAAGGCATGCTGGCAAAATTATTAGCAGACAATGATGTTGTATTGGCTAGTCTTGAGCAAGCATATGAATTAGCAGAAGTTGCACACAATCATGGACTAAGCAACTTCTTAGCTGAACGTCAAGATGCACATAAAAAACATGCTTGGCAATTAAAAGCAACTCTAAAACAAAGATAAATGAATCCTTTAATTAAAGAGTTAGTTCGGACAGAACTAACTAAAAACCAAATACTTGCTCTTGACTCTTTTATCGCAGACAGAGGTGAGGAAATATTCAAAAACAGCAATCTACTCAAAGTAATCAACAAAGGCGATTTAAATTCCGTTCCTGTTGAACTTGCAAAATGGGTCGTAGATTCTGGAAGACTTCGTCCAGAACTCGCAGAACTTCGCCAAAAAGAAATCTCCTTGTTTACCAAATAACACTTGACCTTTGTTGTCTACTATAGTATAATAGTGAACACACATTTTACTAAGGAGTGTTTATGGAACCGCGTATGTTTTCCGGCGATGAAAAAGCCAAAATTAAAAAACTATTTGCCGAAGGCATTCAAGTTATGGGCGAAGTTGCTGCCTTGTCAGAGGGCTTGAATGAAACGATTAAAGCCATTGCAGAAGAACTAGACATGAAACCCGGCGTACTAAAGAAAGCATTACGTATTGCTTATAAGAATGAGTTTGCCAAAGAACAAGATGCATTTACTGAAGTAGAAGAAGTTCTTGAAGTTGCAGGTCATCGTTGAATCAGTCATACCTAAGTCGGTTACAATATAATAAATTCTGGAGTGGCAGATCTAATTGCCCTTCAAAGAATGTAGCTGACTTATGGGCGGAACAGATTATTGTTCCTGCTATTTTTTACATTTATGATGATATGATTGATGATATAAAAGAGTTTGTCAATAAACAAACTTGGCAATTTTATTTTGAATGGCTATGTACTGCCGTTCTAATCGTCGGAGTTGCTTTAACCAGTTATAATGTTTATCCTCTAAACATTTGGGTCAGCGGTCTAGGCAATCTAGGCTGGTTTGTTCTTGGAATACTATGGCGTAAGTGGAGTTTGATTATTGTTCAACTTATAGTTACAATAATCTATGTTGCAGGAATATATAATATACTATGAGTTATGTTGACGCAGTTTATGTAAAAGATAAAGACCTTATCAATGTTGTAGAACGAGTTGATGGCGTAAGGAAGTTTAAAAGTTTCCCGGCACATTATTTGTTTTACTATCAAGACAACAAAGGTCAATACACAGGCATTGATGGTAAAAAATTAACTAAAGTTGCTGTAGCCAGTAACAAAGCGTTTGATAAAGAAAAACGTATCTATAGTCACAAACAACTTTATGAAAGCGATATTAAACCGCTTAATCGTTGTTTAGAACTAAACTATCTAAACAGTGATGCACCAAAAGTCAACAAGGCATTCTTTGACATCGAGGTTGCTTACAACAAAGTTAAAGGCTTTGCTGATCCCAGTGACCCTTTTAATCCTATCACTGCTATCTCTGTACATTGTAGCTGGTTAGATAAATTAATCACGTTAGCAATTAAACCTGATAAGATGGCTCAGGACCAAGCGGAAGCTATTGTTGCTAGATTTGACGATACTATTCTTTGTAGCACAGAAGAAGAAATGTTGGATATGTTCTTAAGTCTCATAGAAGATGCAGACATTATCAGTGGCTGGAACAGTGAAGGCTATGACGTACCTTATACTGTTAATAGAATTATTAAACTTATGGGTGCAGATCATACTCGTAGATTCTGTTTGTGGAATGCTAAACCTAAAAAGCGCGAATACGAAAAGTATGGTAAGATCAGTGCAACATATGACTTTGTGGGTCGCGTTCACTTAGACTATCTAAACTTATATCGTAAGTATACCTATCACGAACTTCATACATATCGTTTGGACTATGTAGGCGAGATTGAGATTGGCGAAACTAAAGTCCACTATGAAGGCACATTGGATCAATTGTATAACAATGACTTTGAAAAGTTTATTGCTTATAACAGACAAGATACTATGTTGCTGTTCAAGATGGATGCCAAACTACAATACATTGACTTAGTTAATGTATTGGCACACGCAAATACAGTTACATTAAGCACAACAATGGGTGCAGTGGCAATGACTGACCAAGCGATTATTAATGAAGCACATGGCAGGGGTGTTATGGTTATGGATCGTAAGCGTGGTGATGGTATTGAAACACAAGCGGCAGGTGCTTATGTTGCGTATCCAGAAAAAGGTGTACATGACTGGATCGGAAGCATGGACTTGAACAGTCTATATCCTTCCTTAATCCGTGCTCTTAATATGAGCCCAGAAACTATTGTTGGTCAAGTACGTCAACAGCAAACTAAACCAGAAATTAAAGATTGGTTAGACAGCGGCAAAGGCTTTGCTGACTATTGGGATGGTAAGTTTGCTGTTCATGAGTATAATGAAATTGTCGCCAAGAATAAAGGCTACGACATAGTTATTGACTGGGAGAATGGTACTAGCACCGAATTTAGCGCGGCAGAAGCATATGATTTAATTTACTTGCAAGGTAAGCCGTGGATGTTAACTGCTAATGGTACAATCTTTACCTATGAGAATCAAGGTGTTATTCCTGGCTTGTTGACTCGTTGGTATGCCGAACGTAAAGAACTGCAAGCAAAAGCAAAAGAAGCATACGGCAGTGATATGTTTGAATATTGGGACAAGCGACAGTTAGTTAAAAAGATTAATTTGAACTCACTGTATGGCGCTTTGCTTAACGCAGGTAGTAGGTTCTTTGATATCCGTCTCGGACAAAGTACAACGTTATTGGGTCGTTGTGTTGCTCGTCATATGGCAAGCCAAGTTAATAATGTGTTTACTGGTGAGTATGATCACAAAGGTAAAACTATTATCTATGGTGATACAGACTCGTGTTACTTTAGTGCATATCCAGTTTACAAAGGTCAGATTGACAGAGGTGAAGTAGATTGGACTCGTGACAAAATTATTGAGCTATATGACATGGTTGCCGATGAAGTTAATGCAACTTTTCCATTGTTTATGAATACTGCGTTTAATTGTCCAACTAACTTAGGTGAGATCATTAAAGCAGGACGAGAAGTTGTTGCGTCAAAAGGATTGTTCATTACTAAAAAGCGTTATGCTGTTCTTATCTATGATAAAGAAGGTAAACGCAAAGACAAAGATGGAGAGCTTGGCGAGATTAAAGCCATGGGCCTTGACTTGAAGCGAGCAGATACTCCTGAGTTTATGCAACGGTTCTTGGAAAAGATTTTGCTAATGGTGCTCAATGGACAGGACAAGCAAGACGTTATTGATGCTATCAATGAATTTAGAACAGCATTTAAAGACCGTCCGGGTTGGGAGAAAGGTACACCCAAGCGTGTCAACAACTTGACCAAACACACAGAAGTCTTTGAAAAGACTGGTAAGTGCGGAGTTGGACATGCTATGGCGGCTATCAATTGGAATAGATTTAAAAAAGCACACGGTGACCAAGCAAGTTTGGATGTCACAGATGGTATGAAAGTTATTGTCTGTAAACTAAAATCCAATCCCATGGGCATCACAAGTATTGCACATCCAATTGACGAAATGAGATTGCCAGAATGGTTCAAGGACATGCCTTTTGACCATGGCGCAATGGAAGAAACAATCATCAACAATAAAGTGGAAAACTTAATTGGTGTTCTTGATTGGGATATTCGAGCAAGTGATCAAACAAACACCTTCGAAAGTTTGTTTGCGTAACTAAATAGAATACACGACATGCTTGGCGCACGTCGTATCAAAGATCAGCTTAACTATGTTTTGGTAATATAGGTAGTTATAACAGTTGACACACTAACCTAAATACAGTATACTACTGTATAGGAGAAAATAATGAAAGACGCAATTTTTGATATCGTGCGACACACAGCCAGCCTCGGCTTCTTTGACTTAGCAAAGATTACAGGCACTGATGCTAGCACAGAAATATGGACCTGTGACGAAAAACGTAACGTGGTCCTCGAAGCTGAATTAAAGAACCCAGTGGCATCGTTAATCGGTGAAGTTGGATTGGGAAATTTAAGTTTCTTAAATGGTCTCACTGGACTTTACAACAAAGATGGCGTTGAAGTCGAAGTATCTACAGTTAATAAAAATGGAAATGATATTCCAGAGTATTTTATCTTTAAAGATGCAGAAGGCAACAACGACAAGTATCGTTTGATGAGCAAAGAGATTATCGACACACAACTACAGCAAAGCAAGTTTAAAGGTGTTAAATGGGATATTAGTTTTGAACCCAAGAAAACTAAAGTCAGTGAAATGGCACAAAAGGCAGGTATCTACTCTGCGCTAGAGCCAACATTTACTGTAAAGACAGAGAACAACGACCTTGTTCTCATATTTGGTAGTGATACAGGCGGCAGCCACTTTGGACGTATGACCTTTGCAACTAATGTAACAGGTACTATGAAAGAAGGTTATTCTTGGCCCATTGACAAGTTTTTGAGTATTCTTAAACTTGGCATGAGCGGCGAATGCAAAGTACAATTCTGTCAAGTAGCTTGTATGATTACCATTGACAGCGGCACAGGTGTATATAATTACATCTTGCCAGGCCATACACGATAAGGATTGTTATGGCAACTAAACTAACTCCTATTAAACAAGAAGAAGTTTCGCTAGCATCTACACAAGATGCAATTCTTTTAGAGCTAAAAAAACATACAGAATATCTACACAGAGTCGATTGGAAACTGTGGATGATTATGAATATGTTTAGAACTGTAGGTGAAGAAAATGGCTACACTTTTAGTGTAGTACATAGAGACGGTGACGATACCGACAAGGAAATTTAAAAATGACAGATAATCAAGCGGCACAAATAGTAGAAACACTTGAGAAGATTGAAAAACATCTTCAAGCAATTGATTGGAAATTCTGGGATATATATCAGAAATTTTCTAAAGATGACTCTAATCCTTCTAACAATGAAACACCAGTTACAGATGTTAAGGCAGATAATGAATTAGATACTCTTGCTGAAATTATAAATGAATCTAATAAACCAGTAGTTAAACATACATTAAAATATCCTAGCATTGAGATTTTAAAAAATGAATAAAATGATTTGGGTAACCTTCCAAAAAGAAGGAATACATAAGTATCCAGCGGCTCTAACTGATCCCAACTTGGCTACCGGCGATGAATATGATGTCAGCTTTCTTGGCTATCCTCACAGACACATATTTCATTTTAAAGTATCCATTGAAGTGTTTCATGACGATCGTGACATTGAATTTATTCAATTTAAACGCTGGTTGGAAAATCTCTATAAAGATGCTATACTAGCATTAGACTTTAAAAGTTGCGAGATGATCGCAGAGGATTTATATTCTCAAATTGCTACCCGCTATCCTGGCAGGGCAGTATGGATTGACGTGAGTGAGGATGAAGAAAATGGATGCCACATTCAATTTAACAAGAAGTAAAGTGAGAACTATGCATAATAATAATTCTTATGTAAGTCGTGCTATGATTAATATCAACGATATCAAATATGATTTGTTGAAAATTAGTGAGATGTACGACGGAGTGTTACAAGATGGTCTTGGACACATTGCCGCAGACATGTTCTGCCAGTATCTACAAGATATGTGTGACCAGAGATGGATGCACAGTTTTGAGATCACAGAAATTGTGTTGAAAGAACACAGTTATACATACGACATTAATATCCAAATTACTAATGATCGTACTCCAAAGAAATTAAAGATTCACGTGGGTCTTTATAAGAGTGCTTGGCCTAGCTTTGCTAGTACAATGAAGAATACTGAGACTGGTTATGTCGCTCAGTAAAAAAAGCACAGTTGATCTATGGGCAAAGAATGCAGACTATTCTGTGTTCCTCCCTAGTATCAGCACATTCTACAACGACTTTATCAGCAAACAACATCATAGTGAGTTTGTTCCTAAAGATCGTATTCCTGCAGAATGTGAAAATGGTATAGAAGGCTTTAACTTTTTAAACAAAGAACAGGCCTACTATTATTATCCTTGGGCATTGTATTCAGCAGGTCACGCTCAACTTGATATTGCTAAAAGCAAAGTACAAGAATCTATGGTCCATCGTAGAGATAAAAAAGAAACTTTTATTCTCGGCGACTCAGGTGGATTTCAAATTGGTAAAGGTGTTATTAAGTTTGACTGGGATCGCTTCTTTGAAAAGAAGGGTGATGCTGATTATAAAGGATCAGCAGATGGAGTTCGTGATGCTATTCTAAATTGGTTAGAAGAGACTGCTGACTATTCAATGATCCTTGATATTCCAACATGGGCTGCCGATCCAGTTAATAAGAGTCGTACCAAGCTCAACGGCTTTAATGATGCACTTAAAGGAACTTTGTTTAACAACGATTACTTCTTAAAGAATCGTAAAGGTAAAACTAAATTCCTAAACGTACTACAGGGTGGTAATGGTGTTGATGCTGATATTTGGTATGACGCAGTAAAGCATTATCCGTTCGAAGGTTGGGCCATGGGTGGACAGAATATGCGTGATGCATATCTAATGTTACGCAGACTTATTACTTTACGAGATGATAAACTTCTTGATCCAGGACATGATGTTATTCACTTCTTAGGTACAAGTAAATTAGAGTGGGCCTGTTTGCTAACAGCAGTACAACGTAATATCAGAAAAACTATTAATCCAGGTATGAATGTTACATTTGACTGTGCCAGTCCTTTCATTGCCACTGCTAAAGGTCAAATCTATACACAGCATAGACATGAAAATGACAGCTTTCGTTATGTAATGACTAAGGCATTAGATAGTAAGAAGTTTGCTGGTAGTGAAATTCCTTGGCCTTGGTCTAGTCCTATTGGCGATAGAATGACCATGGGCGATGTCTGTTACTATTCTCCTGGTATGCTAAACAAGATTGGCAAAGAAGGTAAAACTTCGTGGGATAGTTTTAGTTACTTCTTACAAATGGGTCATAACGTATATCAACACATTGAATCAGTTCAACGTGCTAACATGCTTGCAGATGCGGCAGCTTTGATGCATCAACCTGATCCTGGACATTGGACTAAAGTCAAGAATGGTGTTGATGAGCCTAGCTCATGGGTACCTAGAAATACTTTGTATATGATTGAACTTGTTAACAGAGTCTTTAACAGCGAAACACCTATGACAGAACTCAATCGTGCTGAACATTTGTTGGCTGAGTTTAATGTCAAGAAAACTCTAAAGAACACAGCAGAAACATTTGATAGCTTATTTGACGTTGTTGAGCAAGACCAAGATGAAGATTCTTGGGAAGGTCTAGATGCTGACGAATTGTTGAAAGACATACTATGAAAAGAGATTATGCTCAAGGGGAGAAGGATGATGTTCAATTCTTTACTGGCGTAGAGATTGAACACACACCTGCCTATGGAATGAATACTTTGTTTGTAACTAATCTTCAAACTATAGATGCTATTGAATTATTATTGGCAGCTAACAATACTATCAAACATATCTTTTTTGGAGCCAATCATAGTTTTAATCCACAGACTCCAGAAGAGTGGGATAGCTGGCAAGATATGATTCAGTTCTTTCTAGACAAAAATTATCTATGCTCATTAGATATTCCGCTAAGTGCTGTTGAAGAATTCAATGACGGTGGTCTAAACGAGAACGATAATTTTATTCCTCAGATCCGTGTTCCGATTCCTTATATTAAATTGTGGAATTATAACACTATGATTAAAATTGATGACAAGGATTTTAAGGCAACTAATCCCGGTGTGTGGAGTCATAGTTTACATTCATTAACTAATAGAGAAAACTTTACTCCTTGGTTTAAATATGAAGATGATAAAATTGTATAAGTAAAAATTAGTTTAGTCTAAACTAGACACCGCATTTAAATTCTTATGGTGCCACTCGAGTAAATCTTTACTGAACTCATCATTGGTTATTTGGAATATTTCTTCCAAATAACCTTTTTCGAATAGTTTGCTGTAGTAAATTCTATTTGTGTTAACTGTAGTGTCGTGAAAAAACTGTATGTTATTCTCATATGGACCATCTAAGTAATTTATATACTTACAATATAGCTCAGTAGTTGTGCTCGATATTAACTCTTTAAAATTTTTAAAATCTGGGAATATATAATTAGACATCATACATGCAATATATATTTCTTCTATTTCAGTAATACCAACACTTTTTGACCATGTAGAAAATTCATCTAGTATAGTTAGCTTGCTTCCTAATTTCCAGAAATTCATTTTGTACGTATCGATAATTGAATCTACAGAAGATTTATTATTGAATACTTTTAAAAATCGTAATTTGTTTATATAAGTGTAGCTTTCTTTATTATCTATGAATATAGACCATGTGTTGGTTTTATTGAAATATGAATTAGTTGTCAGGTGTAGTTTACATAGATTAGGTTTATCAGTTACTAACATAGGTCGAGTGCCGTTTATTATTTTTATTGCTTCATTTAAATCTCCAGCAGACACTCTGAGTAATTCTTTAAATATTAAATTTTTTATATCTTCAATATTCCCATTATCGAGTCGAGAAAATCCAATTGCCGATAAAAATGGAGTTACGTGTAATATTGTTCTATTATTTTCATCTAACCTAAGTGCATCTGCATCAGTTTTGTATATATTAGAATATTGTCTTAATTTAGTTATTAGGAATTCACCACCAGAGCCGCCATTATATGCAAGATAATGTAATTGGTATTGAGCAAATATATCATTAATTTGTTGTTTAAGTTGTTGTTCTGTAATCATAAAATAAATTTATCTGTGTCGAAGCCATAAGATTTTATCAACGAAATATTAGTTGTATGCCATTGTAATAACTCTTGATGGAATACTGGGTTAGAAATATTAAACATATTTTCTAAATATCCCTCATTAAAGATTTTAGTATACTCTATTATATTAACGTTGTCAGTTAGCATCGTAGTAGAGTCTTGTATAAATTTAGTATGATATACCGGACAAGAAGGTAACTGCACTTTCTTAATTTTGTTTAAGAAAAAATTGTAAATGTCTACTAATGACATTGCAAAAATATCTTTATAACTGCCGATCTCATCTAAATATTCTATACAATATCGATGTCCAAAATAAATTTCTGTTTGATTATTATCTTGCATCCATTTAAGTGCATCATCATACTTTCTTCTATCTCTGCCGCTTTTGCTTGTATACTCATCAAAATACATTGATGCAAGATTATAATCCAGTTTATAACTACACGCTTTTATAACACGCATTAAAGACGAATATTCTAACCACAGTTCGTTATCTGGAATTATTGCAAATGAGTTTTGTTTATTGAAATATTCGTTAACCGAATAGTGTACCCTAAGTAGATATTTTTTATCTTTAATAAATTTTTCGGCTATGTCTAATTCTTTGTCCAAATCCAATCTTAGTATTTTGGCATCGTGTATTATTCCCGCATACAAATCGTCTAAATTACCTGTTATTGCCGGCACACTGGCCATTAATTTAAAAAACTTAGGTAGTTCAATTACTGTTCTATTCTCACGATTAACTGTTGTAAGATGTGTTAAGTTTTCATAAATAGGAGAATACTTACTAATATGTAATGCAAAAAACTCACCGCCCGAACCTCCGGGAAATTGTAACCAAGCCTGTGTTTTGGCAAGTTCTAACAGTCGTTCTATTTTGTTTAGTTCACTCATAATGGCGAAGTATTTATTGACAAACACCTTAATAGATTGTAAAATATAAAGATGAAAATATATATTATTGACTTAGAAGCAGTAAGCACCCGCTATACTGGTCAGTGGAAAGATCACGTTCCACAATTACTTAGAAAAGCAGGTTACGATGTTCAAGTTATTTCTGGTCCTGAGGATATTCCTAGTGCCACTACTCCTGGCGCCTTTCTTAATTTCGGCGGCACTAATATCTATAAGTCTAGTCAAGTTGAGCAGATGGGCCGTTTATTTTGCTCCGGAGCAGTTAAGCCTGGCGATCATTTTTTGTTTACTGACGCTTGGCATCCTGGTATCATAAACTTAAAGTACATGAGTGAACTACTAGATATTCCAGTAGTTACACATGGGTTATGGCATGCCGGTAGTTACGATCCTCAAGATTTCCTTGGACGTCTTGTTGGTAATAAACCTTGGGTTAGGCATGCTGAGAAGAGTTTCTTCTACGCATTTGATCACAATTATTTTGCCACAGACTTTCATATCAAAATGTTCTATACAAATTTACTAAATGATTATCCTACAGAGAATCCTTGGTTTAGTGAACACCTTGACGAAATATTAAAAGGTGAGGATCCTAGATTTGTTCGCACCGGTTGGCCTATGGAGTATATGAATGATACTTTAAGTTTATACAAAGGTATGCCTAAACGTGACCTTATTGTATTTCCCCATCGCATCGCTCCTGAGAAACAAGTTGAAATCTTCCGTGATTTAAAAACTCATTTACCACAATATGAATTTGTAGTATGTCAGGATCGGCAACTTACTAAGAATGAATATCACACATTATTAGGAGAAGCTAAAATTGTGTTTAGTTGTAGTCTACAAGAAACACTGGGCATTGGCTGTTATGAAGGTGCAATAGTTGATGCTATTCCTATGGTGCCAGATAGACTAAGCTACAGTGAAATGTATTTAGATGTATTCAAATATGATAGTAAATGGAGTGAATCATGGGAGGCTTATAATGTTTACCGTCCAGACTTGTGCCGCGCTATTATGACACACATGGATTATTATGACACTCGTTTATCATTGCTCAAACAACAAACGGCTAGTTTAACAACTAATTTCTTTAGCGCAGGAGATATGTTAAGGAATATAAAATGATTAAAATACAAAGTTATGGTCCGGTACCTAGTTGGTATCAAGTTGATAACAATTATAACCTACCTGGTATTACTGGCGCTGTTCAATGGAATGGTCACGGTAAATGTTTTGAAGTTAGTATTGGTACTGGCTGGCAACGTATTGACAATACTGTTCAAATACAGCATAATGCAGATTTACAAAAAATTATTGCATGGGCAAATATAAAAATGTCCGAAGAAGAAAAAATGCAGGACTTGCGTAGTAAATACCCAGCACTAGATGAGGCATACAATCATTTAGAATTAATTAAAGCATTGGTTACATCTGGATCAGAAGAAAACAGCGTACAAACAAGCCCATGATATTCAACAAAGTTAAAGACTTAAAGGCCAAAGGCCTTAAGATAGGAATTACATTTAGCACGTTTGATTTACTTCATGCCGGACATATTGCTATGCTAGCAGAAGCAAAGAATCATTGTGATTACTTAATCTGCGGTATTCAAACTGACCCTACTATTGATAGGCCAGAGAGTAAAAATCCTCCGGTCCAAAGTATAGTAGAAAGACAAATACAATTATCAGCAGTACGCTACGTTGACGAAACAGTGGTATATCAAACTGAAAAAGACTTAGAAGATATTTTACTTACATTGCCAATTGATGTTCGTATCCTAGGAATAGAATATGCAGAAAAAGATTTTACTGGCAAAAATATATGTTTTGACCGAGGCATTGAATTAGTATTCAATCAAAGGGATCATAGCTTTAGCTCTAGTAACTTGAGAAAGCGTGTGGCCCACGCAGAAATGATTAAGGAAATAAAATGAGAATTGGTATTATTGGTTATGGATTTGTGGGATCAGCAGTTGCGGCTGCTCACGATAGAAATGTGTTGATGATTAACGATCCTGGTAAGTTTGAAGAATGGCAACAATATACCGTAGAGCAAATTAAAGAAAACTGTGGATGGATTTATGTATGTTTGCCTACAGCACAAAATGAAGATGGAAGTTGTGATACCAGTATTTTAGATGCTATGTTAGAACAACTCAAAGACTACGAAGGTTTTGTTATTAGCAAAAGTACAGCACCTCCTAAATGGTACAAAGACATTTTTGATAACTGTGGAATGAACAAAAAGTATAAGTTTAAATTTGTTCACATGCCAGAATTCTTGACTGCTAAAAATGCCATACAAGACTACATGCATCCAAAAATTATTGTTATTGGTGGCAACCCTATACATACCAGTGTTATAACCACGCACGTTATTAACAGTGACTTAACTTACAAAAGTAAAGCTAGAATAGTTAGAACAGATATTGGTAGTGCGGCCGCTATGAAATATTATGCCAACAGTTGGTTGGCTACCAAAGTTATCTATAATAATCAATTTGCTAAGTGGTGTGAATCACAAGGCGTTGTGTGGAATGATGTTACTGAAATCCTTGCACAAGATAATAGATTGGGCAACACACATTATAATGTGCCGGGAGAAAATGGTGATGTTGGCTATGCTGGATATTGTTTTCCAAAAGATATTGCTGCCATACTTAAAATTGCAGATGACAATGGCGTAGATATGAGTCTATTGAAATCTCAAGTTGAAATCAATGATGCTATGCGTGAAGCGCAACGAATACAACGAGAAGAAGAAGCTGCCAGGATCAAAGCATTCCCGCAACGTCGTAGAAGAGATGAACTTCCTCCATATAATCCAAACGCTAACAACCGTAGAAGACGTTGACAAGACCTAAATAATCATGTATAATACTAATATGGAGACTTTATATGCAACCTGTATTTAAAAAAGATGAGCTCATTCACGGGACCATTTTAAAATTTAAACAAGACAAAATTGAAGAAGTAATAGATATGACTGATAAAAACGAACCGGTGACATTACAAAACATAGACGACAAGGGCTACGAAGAAGCGTATTTTGCAGATGTTATCCGCACTAAGATGAAACGTGACAACAAACGCTTTTGGGCAGGTGACAATATCAGTGACTACTTACACGAAGGTGATGTAGAAAAACTAATCGACGAAGCAACAGAAGCATTTGAACTAGTGCTAGATCGTTTGCTCATTGATAGAGAGAATGATCCTAATAGTAAAGGTACAGCAAGACGTCTTGCTAAAATGTATTTTAATGAAATTATGGCAGGTAGATATGAACAAGCACCAGACGCAACAGCATTTCCAAACGATTCTGCAGACCGCTACGAAGGTATGCTCGTGGTACGTAGTGAGTTACGTTCCATGTGTTCTCATCATCACCAGCCTGTTAGTGGGGTTGCCTACATCGGTATCCTTGCCGCTAATAAACTTATTGGTTTATCTAAGTATACTAGAATAGCACAATGGTGTGCTAGACGAGGTACGCTTCAAGAAGAACTAGCCAATGATATTGCTAAAGAGATTACGAAAGCTACAGACTCTGAAAGCGTGGGCGTGTATTTAAGGATGACTCATGGGTGTTGCGAAAATAGGGGTATCATGGCTCACGATAGTTCAACAACTACTACAGTACTTAAAGGTGCATTTAGTCAAGATGTTGGTACAAAGAAAGAGTTTTTTGATACCTTGAGTTTACAAGAATCTAATAAGAGATAATACATATGATAGTAACTAGTCTTCCACGAAGCGGATCAACCAAATTCTGCACTGACTTATCAGTGAATTTAAAATTGCCACTGCATGACGAGATATTTGAATATGAGGTGGCAATAGACCATAAAGAAAAATTACATCAAATTTCAGATGCACCTGCTTCCTCTAAGGATATTATATTTTTAAAATCTCTAAACTTTAAAGAATGTGTGATTAATAATCATGAAATTTCATTCTTTACTTTAGAAAATACAGATATATTTGTATCTAGAAAAAATATACAAAATTCTATTTGGTCCTGGATCGAATATATTGATCGATATATTGATATCTACTTATCGGAAAAAACAAAATTAGATCGATTATCAATAGAATTTAATAATAGAAAACATGCTATAATACATGGACAGTTAGAAAGATTGCTAAAACGTACACGATACTTTTATGAATACTGTATTGTTACTAATAAAGAGATAATTGTGCCTGACCTAATTTACAGGAGTAATGAAGATGTTAGAGAAAAATTTAAAATGTTCTCGAGTCAAATAATTGAATTTAAAAATCAACTAGTACTGCCTAGTGGATTTATATACGAATAATAAAGAATTTAAGATGAAAGATCCAGCAATAGAATTAAAAGTCGCAGACTTAAAAGTATTAGTTGACCAAGTAAATCAAATTATGAGTGACCTTCAAGACTTGAACGTAGAAGTTAGAATTGCTTATGTTGATAAAAATGAACCAGGTCATACCACTGAATTTGGACCAGCTAGACAAAGTATTAAACTGTGGAAAGTAGAAGAGCGGAATGGCTACATCTAATATACATCCAGGTTATGGCGCTGTTCCTCCAAGCCATAATCTTCCACCGTACGTAGGTTCTGCAGGACAAGTTCTAACTGCTAATGGTATGAATGGTACTAGTTGGTCCAAGCCCATGCAACATACTAATGCTGTTCAAATTGGTAATCCTGATCCTGTTATTACATTTAAATTGGATGGTGACATAGTAACCAAGGCAGGAACTATTACAGCAGATGATTGGATAACTACTATCAAAGTTATGAAACAGTTAGTCATGGATATGAGTCAAGATGAGGAATTAGTATCTAAATATCCGTATATACGTGATGTGGCACATTCCTGGATGATGGAAAAACTTAAAGGAGAATGATATGGCAAAAGTAAAAACAAATAAAATCAGCGATAAATTAGCCAAGGTAAACGATAGCTTTACTATTAATATGTATGACAATGGCTTTATGTTAGAAATTGCAGGCAATGATCATAAAGAAGATTGGGCTAGTGCTAAAATTGTATGTACAAGTATGGCAGATCTTGTTGAGCTTATTCAAGAAGCAACAGAACTAGAAAGAAGTTAATCATGGCATTTTGGACTATTAGGACTCATTATAAAAAATCTTGCGAACAGCACGAACATTTTTACAATCGTAAAATTGATGGTGCAAAAATTATTGTCAAAGACGGTTACCGTAGTGCAGAATTTACCATCGAAACTACAGACGATAAATTTCCTGCTATTGAGTTTTCAGAAGTGCCAGGTGGCGACGGCAAGAAAGACAGCGTAGACTTATTCAGTCTTGTGGGAGAAAACATTGACTCAACTGACCTTATTGAAATGTACGACGGCGGCTGCTGGGGCGATATTGAAATTGAAGGTATCGACGACGAAGATGAAATAGAACGTCTAACAGATCTTATCAACGAAGATGGTTCATATGCTTTAGAAGATGATGAAGATGGTGACTGGTATCTTAGCGACACTGAATGTTGGGTATGGGGTCCAATAAAAATTGAAGATGAGGCGGGCAATGTACGTATTATCATTGCAGATGAAGATGGCAATGTCATTGACTTTGAAGGAGACGAATAATGGCAACAAAAAAGAAAACTAAAGTAGAAGAAGTCAAAGTAAAAAAACCTTCTAAGAAAAAAACAAAGGACAGTATCACTCTAGATATGCCTGGAACTATTGGTGGTGCTAAACTAGTATTTCCGGAAACTAAAGTTGTAAAAGGTAGTCACTTAACTATCACATACACTAACGGTTATCCTGAGAAATTAGAATGGGATGATGAAGCATTGATACGTGATGTTCGTCAGGCATTACTAAAAGCAGAAAGTAACGTTCCTGCTACAGCAGAAACTAAACCAAAGAAGAGCAAAGCAAAATGAAAACAACAGTAACTATATCAGACAATGAAGAATATGTAATGGAAGATTTTCCGTGGCGTGACCCAATTAAAGAAAATGAACAAATGGTAGTGTTTATAGACAACTATCCTGTCAGTGAAGCTGGACATTTTCTTTTTGTACCTAAGACGAATGATATTAAAGACATTGCAGATTGCTTAACTGCCGCTACCAAACAAGGTGCTGCCTTTATGGAAGAGGGCAGATGTGATGGCTTTAATGTAGGATTGAACTACGGAGAAAGTGCAGGCCAAACTGTTGATTGGCCGCATGTTCATTTAATTCTTCGAGTACTAGGAGACTGTGCCAATCCAAAAGGCGGGGTAAGAAACGTAATTCCAGGTAAAGGCGATTACACAGCAGATGAAGAACCAACAACTGATTTCTCTTAATTTTTGGGAATCTAAACAATTAGAATATTGGCTAGAAGACAATTTTCCAGATTGTCGAATTCGTAGCCTTTATGATACCTGGACGGCTCCAGAAGACTCAGAATTGTATGCCATAGAAGGTAACATTACACTTGACTTAGAGTGCCTTCTGAAGTTAAAATACAGTGACAGATTAAAAAATTCTAACGCAGGGATAAGACATGGACAAAATTAAAGTAAGTGAAATCTTTTATAGCGCACAAGGTGAAGGTCGATTTATCGGCGTACCTAGTGTATTCTTCCGTACATTCGGTTGTAACTTTAAATGTGGCGGCTTTGGCTTGCCAGCAGGTGAAAAGACCTCAGAGCCAGATGACATTGGTGCTAAGGTACATCTATATAAAACGTTTATGGACTTACCCTTAGCACAAACAGGTTGTGACAGTTATGCTAGTTGGCATCCTGCATTTAAACATCTAAGTCCTTACTATAGTATCGATGAAGCTATTGCAGAAATGTTAAAGCTAACTCCTAATCATGCTTGGAAACAAGACAACGGCAATGATGTACATCTTGTTATTACAGGTGGCGAGCCATTGCTGGGCTGGCAACAACTATATCCTGACTTGCTCAGTGAAAACAAAATGCGTGATCTCGAAAACTTAACCTTCGAGACAAACGGCACTCAGCACTTGCATGAAGACTTTAAACGTTTCTTAACCAATGATTATCATTTGCGTAAAGATCAAATTACATTTAGTGTTAGTCCTAAACTAAGTGCCAGTGGTGAATCTTGGAAGGATGCTGTCTGTCCCGAAGTGGTTGCAGAGTATCAAACTCGTGGTTTTACATATTTAAAGTTTGTTGTTGATAAACTAGAAGACTTTAAAGAAGTAGATGCCGCCACAGCAGAATATAGGGAAGCCGGCTTTAAAGGTCCTGCGTTTGTTATGCCGGTAGGTGGTACTGATGCGGCCTACTTTGCCAACAGTAAACACATTGCAGACATTGCATTAGAACGAGGTTATCGTTATAGTCCTAGACTACACGTAGACATTTGGAGTAATGGGTGGGGAAAATGACAGAAACTAAAAAAAGAACAGTAGTCAGAATGATTACATATCGCTTAACAGCATGGCTATTCACTATATTCTGGACCTATTTGTTTACTGGCGATATCGGAAGCGCCACGGGTTTTGCTACAGTTTTACATCTACTATTAAGCGTAGATTATTATATTCATGAACGCATTTGGTTAACAATCAAATGGGGTAAAGAATGAAAGCACAACCGCCTGCACAAGGCATAATGTTCGATGGTGACTATGGAAACTGTCAAGCATACACCATTGCCTGCGACTGTCACAGTGGAGATCATCAAGTTCATATGTGGATTGAACTTACAGGGGACGATGACCTCAAAGATATAGAAATGACATTCTATGTAAATACCACTACACCATTCTGGAGAGAAGGATTTAGCCGTATTAAAAGTGCATGGGATATTTTAATTAACGGGTATAGAGAAGATCAACATACATTGATTTTAAACAAACAGGCAGCATTGAATGTTGCTAGTACTATTAATCGAGTGGTAAAAGAATTAGAGGAAAAGAAAAATGGAAGTTCAACCTAAAGATACAAGTAAGGGACATTTCTATGTTAGCCTTGTTAAAAGTGCATTACGTATCATTGCAGGTCTAGCATTAATTCAAGGTATGATATGTGAGGCGGGTGCATTTCTTGTTGCCGCAGAAATATTAGGCGTTGTTGAGGAATTAGTATGAAAGAGTTTCTAAAAGGCTTATTTAATAAAAAAGAAGAACCTACAGGCAAAGAAGGTAAAGAACCTTGGGTCAATGTTGTTAATACAAACTTTGATGGAGAAAATCCTAACCAAGGCTTTATGGAATTGGAATGGAATAAAGCCTTTATCGAGTTTCTACGTAAGCATGGTTATGAAGGTGCCACAGATGAGGAAGTAGTCGACAAGTGGTTTACTGACCTCTGTAAGAATATTGGTGGCCAAATGGATGAAGAATCCAAATTTGTTGCTGACGCTGACAAGTTACCAAAAAAGCGTAAGAAGACTTGACTTTAATTGATAATCGTGTATAATAGCGTATGTCAACAAAATTAAATTGGAACTTTGAAGTTAAATGGGTAGGTGATACTCATATATTATTAATCCTAACAAGGACCGATGATGACAACATTAAAAATGAAATGCTAATGACAGTTAAAGAGTATGCCGAATTTATGAGCTTGCTACAAGAGTTCAACATGCACTTTAAAGATAAAATTGATCAACAACTTATACAAGATTATTTAAATGGGTAAACAATACATCCTAGTAGATGCCGCTAACATGTTCTTCCGTGCTAGACACGTTGTTCGCGGAGAAGATGCAGAAACTAAGGTAGGTATGGCTTACCACATTATGTTTAACAGCATTAATAAGGTATGGCGCGACTTTAAAGGTAGTCACGTTGTAGTCTGCCTTGAAGGTCGAAGCTGGCGTAAAGATGTTGATACAAAATACAAGGCCAATCGTACTGCGGCACGTATGGCATTAAGTCCTAAAGAAGCAGAAGAAGATCGAATCTTTTGGCAGGCCTTTGACGAATTCAAAGACTATCTTACATCCAAATCCAACTGCACCGTTCTACAACATGAACGCTGTGAAGCAGATGATTTCATTGCTCGCTGGATTCAAAATCATCCAGAAGATGAACACGTTATTGTCAGCAGTGACAGCGATTTTTATCAACTACTCAAACCAAATGTTCGTCAGTTTAATGGCATCAGTAAACAACTAATTACAGTTGATGGTATCTTTGACGAAAAAGGTAAGCGCATTAAAGATAAGAAAACTAAAGAAGAACTTGCACCACCAGATCCAGAATGGTTGCTGTTTGAGAAATGTATACGTGGCGATAGCTCAGACAATGTCTTTAGTGCTTTCCCCGGTGTACGTGAAAAAGGTACTAAGAATAAAGTTGGTTTGAGAGAAGCATTTGCTGACCGAAAAGACAAGGGCCTCAATTGGAATATGATGATGCTTCAGCGTTGGGTTGACCACGAAGGAAATGAACATAGAGTTCGTGATAGATATTTGCACAATAAGATGCTGATTGACTTGACAGAACAGCCAGAAGATATTAAAATAGCATTAGATACAACTATTAGCGATTCCGTTAATAAACAAAGAGTACAGTCAGTGGGCTTACACTTTGTCAAGTTTTGTAGTAAATGGAACCTTGTCACTATCGCAGATAAGATGACTGACCATGGAGAGTACCTCGGAGCAACATATAAATGATTTTAGCAAAAAGTGTAATTAAAGATAAGTTTTGGATCTTAGAAGAAAATGCCAAACGTGTTGGTATGATGAACTTCAAAGACAACAATTATACTATTAATCTTAAACGTAAAGATTTAATAGCGCAAAACGAAAACGAACTTAAAAATATGGGTATCGAGTTTGTTATTCGTGATTTAACACATGGCGGACATCTTGAGGTTATGGGATATCCTACAGACCAAGAAGAAGTGTTTAATGTAAAAGAGATTGATGGATTTCCTACATTTACTAAAAAAGCCCTAAGTAAAAGCACTCACGTAGCAGGTTGGTATGGTTTAAGATTTAAGAATGGATGGAGTATTAGTCTTTGCCCTAGACTTACCACTGTTAAAACTAATCAATATGTAGGACCATTTAAAACTAAAATGGATCTTAAAGTTGTCCTAGGACAGAAAAAAGATGCTATTTTAGACGATGATCTTTAATTAAATAAGTATATAATGCTGTTTTTGATAAATAATAGTAGGAGAACAGCAAATGGCAAGACCAAAACCTACTATATTATTAACGCACGTTGACCCCAGTACTTATAAAAGCGAAGAAGTATTAGAAGCCGAAGCCATCTATGCAGTATTCTTTCAAGGTAAGCCGTTTAACCTTCGTACTTTCTTAAATAGTTTACAAGATTATCCTGGACCAAAGTACAAGAAGGTCAGCTTTAGTAATCCAGGACATGCATTTAACTTAATGGAAAAAATGAACAAGTTGTTCAAGTGTTCAGACTTTACTGTAGTAGAATTAAAAGAAGGGTCACTAGTCAATGAGTCAGACCTTGTCAAAAAAACAGATAAGTGAATCAATATTTAAACAGTTAAAAGTCTCAGTAGGGCAAGACTTAGAGTTTTTTCAAATATTTAAAAACATCAAAGGTACTAGATTTACCAGCACTGGGTTTGAGTTGGCTAAGAAACTTTGGAAAATATATCCAATAAAATTCAAACAAGAATACAGAGTACTGAACAAAACGTTGTTACTACTAGATGAGCGTATGGATTGGCCATATTATCTAAGTAAACGTCAATTGGTATTATTCAGTGAAATGGATGCGTTCGAGTTTACATTATATTCAGGTGATATAAATCTATGGTCCAACAAATTTTAAACACAATCAAAGAACAAGGTTATTGCATTGTTCAAAACGCCATTAATGTTGAGGACATAGACGGTCTTAATTATTTACAAAGATATTTAGAACCACAACGAGGTCACGATTATACTGCAAAATATTTTCCAAGAAAAACTTTACACGAAGCCGGTAAACTTGCTATATGGTGGAGTCAACAAGTTGTCGGTTGGGAATGTGTTAAATCTATTAATCAGAGTTTATTAGGAATTACCAAAGGCTGGTTTGATAATAACATTATCTATGTTAGTGATGTTATTACTAATGAGCCTGGTAATCAATTTGTAAAACCACACATTGATAGTCCATACCGTTTTGATCAATGGCATGAAACTTTTGAATTACTAGGCGTTCAATGTATCGTGCCATTATGCAATTTTAACAAGGAAAATGGCGGTACTGGAATATATCCTGGCAGCCATTTAAAAAATTGGATTGTCAAGGACTGCTATCGAGGAGTTTATACTGAAGAATTTTTAAAACATGTTGTCCAACCAGAAATGAATCCAGGAGATGTGTTGATTTACAATCCAAGAGTGCTACATAGTACCATGCCAAATAACACAAATATAACACGAAGAGCTTTGCTAACTCACATAACTACCAAAGAATTAGCAGAAGAAATGAAATTGGTTGACAATTTGTATTTAGAATGATTTAATCTTTAAAGAAACGTAGACTACAAAAATAAGCAAATTCATCGGACTCATTAGATACTTGATGCCATTGTAAAATTTGTACCTGAATTGGTTGCGTATAATATGCAGAATCTATTAATTCTACTTGATTAATATTAAGAGTAGGTGCAGGAGGCTCGACATTATAATTCATAGTAATTTGATCAACAATCGATTTATACCAACTCATCTTAACATTATTACAATTGACTAATGGTAAATTTGTTGCTATTGGGTTCCAAGGAACAGTTGTAGTTGGTGCATCCAAATGTATTGCACTTTTATCATTAGGAGGCATTATAAAAAAAACTACACTCTGTAAGTTTTTAATGCCTAACAATGTTGCTATTTCTTTTATTTGTATTTCGGACGCTCGAAATACTCTAGTTTTTTTATCCAAAAGATCTTTATCTTTATATAAAATATCAAATAAAGCAGTAGGATTATATTCAAATTCTGTTAATTTATAATTTGGTAAAGTGTTCATACAAATATTTAGTTCTTGTGTCAACGAAATACTGAGCTGCCGCGTTATATATATGTAGGGACAAAAATGTCACTACAGTTCATTAACCAAAAGGAAACGTAAAATGAAAAATCTTATCGCCACACTAATCGTTGCAGTTGCCGCAACATCCGCTCTTGCCGCTGAACCAGCTAAGGTTGAAGCAGTTAAGAAACCAGAAGCTACTGCCACCGCAGTTCCTGCTACACCAAAGGAAATGCCTAAGGTTGAAAAGCCAAAGACAAAAGCTGAAAAAGATGCCGCTAAAAAGGATGCTAAACCAGCAGACACTAAAAGTGCCGCTCCAGCCGCAACTCCAGCACCTGCTGCCAAAGCAGACGAAAAGGCTGTTGCTAAGCCTGCCACAGCACCAACTAAGTAATTTAGAATTAAACGATGAAGACTATGATGGTGGTTCAGACGACATAGATCTTCATCGTGGCTACAATAGACCTAAACTTATTACTGTTGACTTAGACAATGATGATATTAGTGACTATGTAGCACTTAGATTACAACTAGCTAGAGCAAAGGCCTTAGAGGCTTATCGAGAAAAATGGGCATAATGCCCATTTTTCTTTATGTCCTAACAGGTAATATTTCATGTACCTTTGGGGGTGGTAATAGTTTTTCAGTGTCTGGCGGTAGGGCATCTATTATTTCAACTAACCAAGGAAATGTTACTTTCCAGTCAGTGCCTCGTTTTTTATCAAGTCTGCCTAAAAATAATGACAAATCTAATATGTGCCCGGGTTGCGTCGTAGATCCTTCTATTTCATTAAAAATGGCGGCAACATATTCTTTATAATTGGAACCTTTAGTAAAAATTTTCTCGTTTAATTCTAATAGTTCTTTAAAGTATTTTGTATAAGTACCTTTAGGCATAATATGCGGATCAAACATTATAGGGTTTATGCATTTATTATAGTTAACTTCAATGTGTTTTATTTTTTGCCATTCTACAACTTTTCTAATTAGTTTTGCAGTATACGGAATACTCAATGTACTCACTGTTAAATTAAATTGCATTTTAATGTTATCTTCTTGGCACTCGTTTAGTATGTATAATAAATTTTCTTCAAATGTTTCCATGTCATGGCCAAAGCGAATATATTCGCTTTCAGATCCCCAACAATCAATACTAGCAGTTATTTCTACACAACGAACTGTTTTAGAAAGATCTTTAATTTTTCTAATGCCACGTTTAAATAGTTCTGGTTTGATTTGTAAGTTACTATAAATCTCAGCGTCTACTTCTAAATTAGGATGTGCAATCATCCAATCAATACAATCATATGTCTCTTGCTGGATAAAAGGTTCGCCGCCAAGAATGTCAAATGCTCGTAGACTAGAATAATTTTCTTCCATCCAAGTATAAAATTTTGCAAGACGTACTTTATAATTTGCATCTAGATCCCACGGATCCATGCCATTTACTCTGCCTTCGCCTATTGATTGTTTTTCTAATAACCATGCACTACTTTGATTTGGTCCGCAGTAAACACATTTCATATTGCATTTATTATTAAAATGCACAGATAGCATTGTCGGTTTAACTCTTACTGCTGATGGATTAGTTAATAACTCCGATGGTACATATCTAGCATTTTCATCATTTTTTAAAAATTGTATTCGATCACTTAAACCACTGTGAAGTTCTTGATCTCTACAATGTTCACAACCGCGGCCGTCGCTGGGCCATTCACCGCGTAACATTTTTTCTCTGTGTTCAACTACTGGTCCAGAATTATGAAAATCATAATCATCTGCTATAAATGAATTTTTGTTCCTGTGACAGCCACTGCTCATGTTTTCCCATAGGTACAAACTAACTTGACTCCATTTTAATAGACAGGCTTTGTCGCTGGGAGGCGGAAACCATTTTGCTAATGACATATTTTATCCTTTTTAACTACTCGTATTTATTACATTCATTTTAGCCCACCACTCTTGTAAAAATGGATAGTCTTTTATAACATCTGTTATGTATGATTTTCTTATGGTATCTGTTTTGTTTGCCCATGTAACGCCTCGGCAAAGTCTTTCTAATTGGTGAGTATTAAGTTTATCTAAATTTACATTTGTTCTATGTTCTATAATATTTGCTATTGATTCTAACTGTTGATAAGAATAAGGAAGCAATGTATCTTTATAATCTTTTATTATTGTTCTAAATTCTTCCAACCAAGGTTTTTTGTATTCACCCAAAAACTCAAATCCTAAATGCCAATTATTTTGATTAGGCTTAATCAAAGTAGCACTGGCAATATCTGCTTGTTCTTCTACTAAAAATTCAATAAACTCTCGCAGGCCAGATAGACTCAAATTTGTTAATGTGATGCCTGCTCGTATAGTATGCTCATAGTCTTCTCTTGTTTCTTTATATCTAAAACTGTTATGAATTATTCTAAAATTTGTTTTCCATTTTTCCCAGTTTAATCCAGTTCTGATATATTCAGCGGCTTTCCCGCCACTCTCTATACTTGCATGAACATACACCATGTTAAACTTGTTAATCATTTCTACAAAGTCATAACCTTTAAATTTTAATATACTAAGATTTGTTATGTAAGACATGTAAATATCTTCGTAGTCACAGTTCTGTATTAAATGATTCATAAAGTCCCAATGAACTTCGTGAAACAGCGGTTCTCCGCCCACCCATTGAATATAGTCGAGAACTCCGGCATCGGCTGCCGCTTGCATTTCTTTTAATAAATGTTCTTGTCTTAAATCTTTATCAAAGTTAGTTATATTAGGACGAGTATCAGAATCTTCGTATCCTACATGCTCGATTCCATGTGCATCTTCCTCATGTTCAATTGCTGAGCTAGCAAACCAATCACAATGTCTACATTTATAATTGCAGATATTATTAAATCTATAATCAAAACTTCGCATTGGCATTGTTGTAGTACCATCTGGTGCTGTTTTTTCTAATGATTCTAGGTAAAACTTTTTATATCTTTTATTAAAACTATCTTTATAAGAATTAACCCTAGTAACCTTGTTACCCTGTACATTGCAGTTATAACAATCTTTTGGCAATATTCCATTCATCATTTGATGTCTAATAGATTTAAGATGCGGGGAATTTTGATAATCGTCTAAACTATGAGGATTTAATAGCTCGCCCTTTTCATCAAATGCGCTAGGAGACATACTACAGACTTTTCTAAGATAATCCGAATTGTGATGTGCATGAAGCCATGGTGCCAGACAAAAATTCTCAGGTATTACAATATTCATGCTGTTATTTATAGAACTGATTCTTGACAAATTGACACAAATTGATTCCGAGTGTATAATTACGTTATGAACAAAGAAAAAGTAAACGAAATTGTACAGTGGACTGGTGCGTTTTTTATTACAGCCGGCCACGTCCTAAATACACTTGGTAGCGCATACCACCAAGATTTTTGGAATATTGCGGCATTTGCAGTTGGAACAACCCTGTTTTTAACATGGACAATCCGTGTTGCAAATAAGCCACAGATGGCTGTTAACATAGCCGCATTGGCTACAATGGCAGTCGGACTATACAAAGCCTTTAATTGACACAAATTGGTTTTGGCTATATAATACTTGTATGACACTAGCAAACGAACTTCCAAAAGGTCTTCAAACTGAAGACGAAATTTTAGCCGCAGGCTTTGCATTAATGAAGGAACAACTGGGCTTAAAATCAGCCCGTTATTACTTCTATTACAATGAAGACTATCCTAGTGACTTAGTTAACGAGTATCTTTGGTTACAAGAACCCGTTAATTGACACAAATTGGTTTTGGTAGTATAATATACACATAGACAGCAAAAAAGGAACTTATATGTCATACGTAATTGTCGCAAAAGGTACAGGACTTATCGTAACAGATGGCCCTAATCACAGTAAAGCCTACAAGACTTATGCCGCCGCTCGTGCTACTCGCACTCGTCTTTGCAATAAAGCAGGTTGGAATGCTGGTGATTTGAGCATTGTTGCTCGCGAAACTTATCGTGCGCCAGGTAGGATCACTGTTAAGAACTTGATGACTGGCAAAGATGTAGAAATCGATGCTGATACACCTTGGGCTTGTCGTGTAGACAGCGAAGCGTTTTGGTGTAATTAATTGACACAAATTAGGTTTTATTGTATAATACATTATCGCAACAAGGAGTTAACATGAAAGCACTTCAAACATTTATAGACCAGAAGAACCGTTGGAACGCTATCTTCAATGGCGAACAATACGAGATCAAAACTGCCGCAGGCCGCCAAAAGGTAGCAGATATGATTGACTCTGCATTGAGTCCTGAGAACTTGACCTGCGATGGGGAATTGCCCAGAGCAGAGGTCAATCGGAGATTCAAAGAGTTGAACTCTGCCGCTAAACAACTTCGTCAGTTGGATCCCGGTGTTAAGTTTTACGAATACGATTATTAAGGAAAAATATGAGTGCAATGTCAGATATGTCAATTGAAATTCAAGGTATGCTTGAAGATGGTTACTTGCCAGTAACTATTGCTCGTCAACTTGAAATTCCCATCACTTGGATCTTCGAGGAAATCGAACAAGAAGAACTAAGCCCGTTTGAAACAATCAATTCTTAAAATCATGAACGCATTTGACCGAGAAAACCTAGACTTCATCATGACTGCCAGTCCTGATGTTCTTAAAGAATTTTACAGCGACATTGACACAGAAAATCTATTGTATCTTTTAAAATTGGTACAAGGTGAAATGAGTCGTTTGCGTTTGGAAGAAGTTGAGTTGCTTGACTTGGTCGAGCACACAGATGACGCAGACCGTGCCATCCTAGAGATGCTAGAGAAATTTGACACAAAATAATTTTGGTGTTATAATAACACTTTAATGGAGAGAATTATGAAGCGAGAAATCATTACTGCTAAAGTTCCTAAACAGAAACGCCGTGCTGAGTTCTTGTTTCATAACGGTGCTTATCGCCCGCAGGTCGTTGCTAGCCAAAAAGTTTACAATCGTAAAAAATTGGTAAAAGTAGTAATTGACACAAAAGGTGATTGAGCATACAATAGTGATACGGTGAATGGTTCATCGTACACATTTTTTACACACAGAGAAAGAAAAATCTAAAATGGCTACATCTAAACTTTTCAAAGTAGTTGGCGTTTCAACCCTTAATGGCAAAACTAAAGTTCGTTTTGCCAATGACACCGCCCGTGTCAAAATCCTTGTCAAGAACGGTCATACCGCAATTGACTTGCACGAGTTGCCTGAGGCAATGACAAAAGAAGCCGCACTGGCTCACGTTAAGGCTAATAACCTTTTTGCTATCCCTGCAGACACAGATATTTCTGCAGAAGACTTAGTAGCAGTAGCAGGCAAGTAATTAGGATGGGCACAGAAGTGTGCCCAATCCTTTCTTTTTAGGAAATCATAATGAGCAGATTACAGTTGCACGGACGCCAGTTCATGGTGTTTGATGCTAACAATAAAGATCATCGCAAGTGGTTTGCTGACTTTAATGCAACAAGACGTTGGGGTAAATGCCCTGTGCGTTTTGTAGTTAATGATGATCATGGCGACCTGATCACTCAAATCCAACGAGAACTAATCCAGTTCTATGTTGACAAAGAATTTAAAACCGTAGTAAAGAAATAAAATGACACAACCTGTAACAACACCTAAAGTCGGTGACAAAGTCCGTAGCTCAACTGGCGGAGTTATCACATACACTAAGACAGGTCTAATCCACACTATGTCAAAGAATCGTTAATTGACATTAAATAGTTTTGACGTTACAATAGACACATAGCAAAACATTTATAGGAGTATGCTAAATGGCAAAAGTAAATAAAGGCGGAGTCGGCGAACCCCGTACAGTAAAGATAACAGAAGCAAAGCGTCTCGTTCGCCATGCTATGAAGAAAAAACGTCCAGTGTTCCTTTGGGGTCCTCCAGGCGTGGGTAAATCCGACCTTGCCGCTCAGTTGGCAGATGAAATGGGCGGAGCACTAATTGACGTTCGTTTGAACTTGTGGGAACCTACAGACATTAAAGGTATCCCTTACTATAACGCAAAAGAAAATGTAATGAGCTGGGCTCCTCCAGCAGAACTGCCCACTAAAGAGTTTGCCGCAAAGCATCCTGTGGTAGTGCTATTCCTAGACGAGCTTGCAGGTGCGGCTCCTGCTGTACAGGCCGCGGCTTACCAACTTATCCTTAACCGCAAGGTAGGTACATACGAACTGCCAGACAATGTTGTTATTATGGCGGCAGGTAACCGTATGACAGACAAGGGTGTAACTTATCGTATGCCTACTCCGCTAGCTAACCGCTTTGTTCACTTTGAACTTCGTGTAGACTTTGCAGACTGGAATGTTTGGGCATTACAAAACCGTATCCACCCGGACGTGGTAGGTTACCTTAACTACCAAAAAGCAGACCTGTACAACTTTGATCCTACAGTACACGACCGCAGTTTTGCCACTCCACGTAGTTGGATGTTCGTCAGCGACTTGCTTGATGACGACATGACAGACAACGAGCAGACAGATACTGTAGCAGGTTGTGTTGGTGAAGGTCTTGCTATTAAGTTTATGGCACACCGTAAGATTGCCGCAGACTTGCCTACTCCTACAGACGTGCTGTCTGGTAAAGTTAAAGAACTAAAGACTAAAGAAATTAGTGCTATGTATTCTTTGACAACTGGTATGTGCTACGAGCTCAAAGACAACTACGAGACTGCTAAAAAGGCAGGTAAGCTAGACACATGGCATACTAACTGTGAAAACTTTATCCAGTTTATGATGGATAATTTTGAGGCAGAGATGGTTATTATGGGTGCCCATACAGCACTTAAGAATTACAACTTGCCCTTTGACCACAAGAAGCTTAAGAACTTTCCAGACTTCTTTAAACGCTACGCTCACTTGGTAGTGGATGTCAGTAACTAAGACAAACAAAGAAGGGGACTTGATCCCTTTCTTGCCTAATACAGTTGACTTGGTATATGGTGGCATGGACTATGCTAGAAGTGTGTTTGGTACAGCAAAAATCTCCAGAACACTGATAGTAAACTATTTTGACAATGCCAGACGTACATGGCCCAATGCAGATATACCTCATGGCTTCAGTAGGTATTCTGTGACAAGTTGGTGTAAGGAACGTGGCATCAAACCTTTGCACTACTATACACCAATGTCAGAGAGAACAGTTTGGTTTAGGGAAGAGTCAGACTTATTTGCATTTAAACTAAGGTTTGGAATCTAATTGACATTAAATAAGTTTATGTGTATAATAGATACATACAGGAGCACAATATGAAATTCACAACAAAAGATAGACTTACTAAAGCCCGTGTTAAGATGTTGCTTAAACATCCTTTCTGGGGTAACTTGGCAACTCGTCTTAAAATGGTAGAGAACAGCGAGTGGTTGACAACTGCCGCTACAGATGGTCGCCACTTTTACTATTGTGAAAAGTTTATTGAAAGTCTAGACGACGAGGAACTAGTGTTCTTGTTTGGACACGAAGTTGGTCACATTGTCTATGACCACATGGGACGCCGTGGAGACCGAGATCCGCAATTATGGAACATGGCCGGAGACTATCTTATCAACGACATGCTTATCCAAAACAATGTAGGCAAAAAGATTACCAAGGTGCCAATCCTTTGGGATCCTAAATTCCGTGACATGACAGCAGAAGAAGTCTATGACGACTTGTTTAAGAACGCTGTTAAGATCCAAGTTACTTTGGACATGCACATGGACGGCAGTGGCGAAGAAGGTGAAGACGGTAAAGGCAGTGACGGCAAGTCTAAGTCAAGTGGTATTAAGATTGACGAAGAGACTGCCAAGAAGATGCGTGACGAGATGAAAGAAGCTATCCTGCAAAGTGCTCAGGCCGCAGGTGCAGGTAACGTTCCGGCAGGCATTAAACGTCTTATTAATAACTTTACTGCTCCTAAGATGCGCTGGCAAGACCTGTTGCGTATCCAATTGGAATCTAGTCTTAAAAGTAATTATAGTTTTATGCGTCCCAGCCGTAAGGGTTGGCATACAGGTGCAGTACTGCCGGGTATGTTGCCAGCAGAAGAATTGGATGTAGTAATTGGTATTGACATGTCTGGCAGTATTAGCCAAGAGATGGCACAAGACTTCTTATCAGAAGTTAAAGGCATGATGGATTTGTATCCTACTTACAAAATCCATGTATTCTGTTTTGATACAGAAGTGTACAATCCTGTGACGTTCAGCGATGACTATGGAGATGACATTAGTACATACGAAACAATGGGTGGCGGCGGAACTGACTTTGACGCTTGCTTCCGTTACATGAAGGAAGAAGACATTAATCCAAAACAATTTATTATGTTTACAGACGGCTACCCATACGACAGTTGGGGTGACGAAAACTACTGCGACACGTTATTTGTTGTACATGGCAATGAACAGATAGAAGCACCATTTGGTGTAACAGCACATTATACTTTTGACAACGAAACTGTATAAGTTTAAATAGGACCTCAGCGTTCTATTTTTTTGAGTATTTCTTTTATCTTAGCAGTATGCACTAGGTTAATATTATCTCGCAAGTGTGCATAAGAAATGCCGGGATTTAAATCAAATACACTACAGATATATGTTATATCCTTCTTTACTTTTTCTAACATGATATTTTGAGAATAACTTAATTCAAAATTAGGATATGCAAGTTGTATCTGTTCGATATTTTTATTAAAAATTAAATCATACATATCTATGTTACGGTATCCCGGCATATCTTTTACCAGTCGACGCCCAAAGGATTTTATCCTGTTGTTCCATTCATTTTTATAAAATTTTTGGGTAGCAATAGGATCATTGTGTAACTGTTGTTCTATTGGTATTTCTGGCTTGTCTATTGTGTAATAAAATTTTTTGTAATACATTAAAATATCAACTAACCACATTTTATCAAAAGAAAATTGGCAATAAATTTTTTGTTTCCAATTTAAATTATTGATAAGAGGATTTGTATTTTCATAATGGCATTTTAAATGTGTAAACTTTAAATCGTTGACGTCAAATAATGGCTCTATCTCTGCTAGTTCAAGTAATTGTTCAGGTGAATATTTCATCGAAGTAGGATGAATTTGTTCATAGTGTCCATGTTCTCTAACTAGAGGTTCAGTTAACTGGTATATTACATAAATTAACGCCTTATCATATTCATCTCCATGATATTTTTCTTTTAATAATGAAGTGTGATCATTTATATATTTTTTATAATAATTATGGTTGCTGCCATTTTCTAAATATTCCAATGTTCTATCCCAATTAAACCATTCTAAATTAGGCCATTGATTTTTATCGCGTATAAAATTAGCGTCTTCAATGAACCGCATAAAGAACGCCCCCATTGCACCGCCTACCCACATTACCGGAGTTAAATTATTAATTAATAGTTCATGATTTTTGTTCATGCTTTTATTTATATTTGACAAAGTGCAAATCTTAATGTATAATAAGAACATATGCTATAAATAAAATAGGTATATAATATATCAACCTTAAGGAGAATTTAAATGAACTTGACAGATCTATCTACACTACTAGCCGCAATTGATATCGCAGTTAAACGTGGTGCTTTCAGCGTACTAGAGATTGGTGCAGTTGGAGAAACAGCTACTAAGCTAAACAACTTCTTGCTAGAAGCTAAAAAGCAACAAGAAGAAGCCGCTGCCGCCCAAGCCGCAGAAGCACCTGCTGATGCCGCGCCAGAAGCACCTGCTGATGCCGCGCCAGAAGCACCTGCTGAAGTTGTTGCAGAAGCTCCGGTAGAACAAGCCTAATTAGGAATTAACTATGCCTAAGTTTACTAAACACGTAGGGCAAGTTGTTAGCACAGGTAAGAAGTGTGTTGTTGTATTTAGAACAATACCTAATGACACAACTTCTTGCCTTGTTATACAAACTGAAGATATTCCCAATCTTTATCACGACGACCTAATTAATGCGGTCGAAAGTGATACAGCTCAAGAGAATATGGACTTCTTTAAATATGCTCAACGTACACAATTCCATGATGGAAGAACTATCCTAGAAGGTAGTCATCAAAGTGGTTGGATGAAAAAGTTTCTAACTACTGAGATTATGATGCTACCAACTTTAGAACATAAAATTCTACTCAGCGATCTTAATCAACAATTAGATCAAGCAGGTAGAACAACTAGTGGTGATATCAGTCAACCCGCACCAGAAGGCAAGCCTGCCGGTATACTAGATGAAAAAGATATCGCTAATCAAATGCGTGGGCAAGCTGCCTTCTTCCGTAAGGAAGCAGAACGTTTACTCAAAGAAGCAAATGATTTAGATCCAACTGCGGCAACTGCCCAGCAGGTTGCTGAGGCTCCTGCGCCTAAGCGAGCATACAACAAAAAAAAGTAAGTAAGGAACCCGAGTCATGGCTATTAGGAAAAAGGATAGAAGTTTTGAAGAAATCCTTAAAGATGTTGTCATGGAAGAAGTTCCTATAGAATACATAACACACATTCAACTTAAACTTATAACCGGAGATGTTCTTGAATTTAATCAAGAAGAATTAGCAGGCTTAAAAGATGCCGGTGAAATTCTTAAAGCACAGGGCTTAGAGCACTTGCGTGATAATATTCAAGACATCGAGGTTTTTATTGACAGCAGTAAAATCAAGAATCGCGTCATAAAGTATGTACGTGGTATACTAACCAGCCAATTCGGCGAAGAGAATGACACTAAGAACAGAAATTAATTTTGAAACAGATAAAAACTATCTTCCAGTATTGGATCATGGTTTTGTAGGTCTTGTTGACCATATGGGCAGTGATAACGCCATCGTTCAAGCCGCTCGTGTTAGTTATGGTGCTGGCACAAAACAAGTTCAAGATGACCGCAACTTAATCCGGTATCTAATGCGTCATGAACATACAACACCATTTGAAATGTGCGAAGTAAAGTTCCACATTAAACTTCCTATCTTTGTTATGCGACAACTTGTACGGCATCGTACAGCCAGCATGAATGAATATAGTGCTCGCTATAGTGTGCTTACAGATGAGTTCTACATTCCAGAGTTTGAACAAATACAAAAGCAAAGCACAACTAACAAGCAAGGCAGAGAAGAAAGTGCCTGGGGCTTTGATGAGAAGCGTAGCGTACAACATGCTTTCCAACGTAGCTTTCATAATGCATACAAAGAATATGCAAGTTTGCTGGGCAAGGAAGATTCTGGACTGGCACGTGAGCTTGCTAGGAGTGTGCTTCCAGTAGGCGGATATACAGAATTGTATTGGAAAGCCAACTTAAAGAACTTTCTGCACATGGCTCGCTTACGCATGGATCCACACGCTCAATGGGAGATCCGAGAGTTTGCAGGCGCTATGTATGACTTAGTTAAGCCATTATTTCCAGAGGCATGTACTGCATTTGAAGACTACGCTGTTAACTCAGTGAAGCTAAGTGCTGGAGAGTACGAGCTAGTTAAGAATTTAATTAGTCATGCTAAATGGGCTTCGTTAGTCGAGCAATACGGCAATGACGAAAAAGCACTGGGCGCAGACGCAGGACTTGGTGTTCGTGAACTTAAAGAGTTTAAAGATAAATTAGGTCTGTAAAGGATCTACACTAAGTTCATTAATGTGAACTCCTGCAGGCTGCGAGATTATCCATTTGATATAATCAGCAGCCTGTTTTGTTGGCATTGTTTTCCTGTCAGGATGCTTGGTTTGATTATTAGATAAAGTACCAAAGCTAATCAATGTAACTTTGGGATTAGTTGCCCACACACCAGTCATACCCAAACTGTTAGCATAATCACGTAATGCTTTCTTTTCAGCATTATATAACCAATCTGTTGCTTTCATAACCCTATCAGTTGTACTACCAACACAAATTATTAAAGTTTGTTTGTTTTCTGTTTTAAGTTTTTTGTATACTGCTTCAAGTAACAATGTTTGATTGAACTTCCACAATGCACTATTAATAATGACTATATCGTAATCAATACTCATATCAGCAAATACTTGTTGGTGTTCTGCTTTAGTTAGATCTAACTTATGAGTTGTTCTACTTACAAAAGTAAGGTCATGTCCTGTTAGCTCTGTGTTAAGAGCTTCTGCTAATCCATACGCTGGATTACCTGATATTAATATTTTCATAATTTATTTATTTCTTCCATATCGTAATATACGTTAACGTCTGTTTTTGGACAATGATCAAAAACAGAAATATCAATTTCAATGTTGTTACCTTGCATTATTTTTTTAATCAAATCAAATAATACAAAATTATTTTCGTCTGATAAATGATTTTGTAATCTATCTTCTCGTTCAAAATGCATACCTTTGTGCGGAATATTGTAAAATTCTCTTTCTAACTCGTTTACCATGCCTAAATTAAATTCGTCAGCACAATTAATATACGGATTAGAATTTCTAGTTCTACTCTCAACCATACACGGTAGCATAATTAATTTAATATTATGTTCTGCACATACGTTTATAATTTTTTCAATTATAGCATCGTGAACAAATATATCAAACTCGTCAGTTTGAAGGTACTTATAATATTGTTCTGCTGCCTTAATATGTTTATAATACATCTTTGTTTCGATGTTTGGCATGCTTAATTGATGTTCAACTACAAACAAATTGCAAATGCACATATCTACAGGAACATCGGTATAAAGTCTTCCAGGCGCAGTAATTGTAAAAATAACAGTATCGTAATCTTGATAGTTTTTTATAAAATGTTGATATGCGTGGAACAAACTTGTGCCTGGTTCTGAGTGATTAATGGCATTTCCAAATTCGTTGTGCAATAATGTTGTCCAACTAGTTGGACCATTGCTTCCTGAAAAACTATCTCCAAAAATCCCTATTTTCATTTAAATAACCTTGTGTATTCTGGTGCAATATTTAATATGCTATGTCCACGTGCTTGATCCAAATACTTTGTAAACTTGACGAACTCGGGAAGTTTATCACTGTAGTCAGCACCTAACATGTATTTTGTAATACTGTTTAGTATGTTTTCTGCGTTCTTTGCAATGTCTTCTGGATACTCTGCTTTAAACTCAGCAATACATTTAGCATAGTAGTCGACAATTTCTTGTTTCATGTCTGCAGGTAAAACACGAACGTTAACACGTTTTGGTCCGTGTGCTACATGATGTGTAATAATAGGACGCTTCTTTGTGCTATTGATCTTAGTAAAGCCACTGCTGTCTAGCTTCCATTTCATAAAACGAGGAACGTGCCAAATATTGTATGCTGTTACTGTACAGGCCATCCAGGCCATAATGTTTGGATTCTTTTCTGCATATTCGTCTAATTTCTGCAAGTTCTTGTATGCCTGTGTCCACTTTAAAGGCCAACGCTGATATTCAACTGTTTCGCCCATGCCGTCCATACTGGCACCAACACGCACTTGTTTAAACTGTGTCCACATATCTAATACACGCTGTGGCAGGTTACTCATGTTAGTGTTATACTCAATGATCATCTTCTTACTTTGACCAGCATCAATGCATTTTTGCAAAAACTCATAATGACGTTCAATCATCATTGGTTCTCCGCCGGCCATATAAACATGCTTGATGTTTGGAATGTTAGCTTCTATCTGTGTCCAAAATGATTCACTGTTGTGCCAGTCATAGTCAGTAGTAGATAGTCTGCCACTATCATTGCGCTCTAATTTAACTGTACCGTGCGTATCTTTGTATTCATCACTGCCATGATATTCAGTCCATTGTTCATACCAAGTGTGACTATCAGTAGGGCCGCACATACGGCAAGCAAGATTACATAAATTACCAAAACGCAAGTCGTAGTATTCTAAGTTTCTATTTTTAACCGAGCCATCTTCTTCTGTTATATAGCGAGCATCATCTATACTAAACTTCCAGTTTTCTAATTCGTATTGTCTGCGACTGTTAAGTCCACTGGCCTCTTCTTGTTGGCATCGGCCACATTCTTGACTCCATTCTCCCACTAGCATATTCTTGCGAACTTCTTTCATTAGTGTAGCATTACGAGCAGTTTCCATATTGTCTCTGCCAGCATTATATGGAGTGCCATCTTCGTGTCTAACTACACCTTGATTCTCAGTTACATTGGCTTGACAGCATATACGAATGTCGCCATTATTTCGAACAGCTTGGAAGTTCCATGGTATAGGACAAAATGTATTAGTCATTTATTCTTCCCTTGTATTCTATTGTATCTACTATTCGTTTCCATAAATCAGGCAAGTTTCTTCTTAAGTCTTGTCCTCTTATTTTATCCAAGTCTGCTGTATATTCAACAAAAAGTTTTAATTGTTCCTTATCGACTTCTTCTTTGGCATGTAATGCATTTACTACGTTAGTATAAATCCTATACAATCCTAGTTCGGCTAGCCATTTTTTGTCATGGTCAACATCACTGTTATTCATTTGTTCCAATAAAGTATCTCTGTGCGTTACTAACTTATGCACTAGTAACTTTTTTGCAGGATATAGTGTTGGGCTTAGATATTTTGGATCATATAAAATATTAATAATCATAGTAGTAAAATCTGAGCCGTAATATCTAACTAGTACATCCCACCATTCTTTATTAGATATTTCTTTTTGTAAAGCAAACCACCACTCTAACATTTTATGAAATGTCCATACATTAAAAATACTTAATACAGGAGCCCATTTAATGTATATACGTTCTGGATCATCTTTTTCTGTTATTAACCATTCTCTTACTGATGCTTCTACAATGTTCCATTCACTAGGAAATCGGATATAATCATTGACTGGGCCCACGCCATCGACGCTTAGATTAACAATAACTTTTTTAAATTGTTTAAGACGGCTTAATACTTTTTCTTTTGGTACCCAGCTTGCATTAGAAAAGATGTCTAGTATGATTTGATCCTGTCGTCCTGTAGATATAATCATATCGATTGCTTCAATAAAATTAGGATGCAACATTGGTTCGCCTCCTGTAAATTTAATTTCTTCAACATCCCTAAAGTCTTCGATGTCCCAGTTATTATCAACGTTAATAACTGTTTTATGAAATTTTCTATCCGAATAATACGACGCAAGTTTATTGTCGTCATCGTACCATGTAGTACTTAAACTACCATTACAAGTCCTGCATTTTAAATTACAGTGATTACCAAACGCTAGTTCAATATATCTAATTTTATTTTTTTGATTAGGATCAGCAAGTTGCTCTTGGTTGTTTTCATTCCACATCAAATTTGCTTTTTCTCGCATACTTTTATTTTTTCGACGAGCATTTTTAACTTCTGGTAGTGTACTAGTTTCTTCTTGATAACATTTTCTACAGCCTGGAACTGGTTTGCCAGCAATAATAGTTTGTCTAATTTCTTCCCACTCGGGCGAGTTTAATGCCCCAGTAAAAGAAATATTATCAACATTGAACTTGTCAAATTTAAATTCGTTACCTTTAACTTTATAGTCAGGATGTTTAATATCAAAACGGCAGCAAGGTTTTATTTCTCCTGCTGGTTTAGTTTGAAGATGTATCCATGGGAGAATACAAAAAACATTACTCATAACTCTTATCTCCTGGAAACAAAGGTAACTTAGTGCCAGGAGCACGTTTTGGAATCTTACTATCTGCACTACTTACACAACTTGTCCCGCCACAAGGCATTGGCTTGTCATATAACTTAAATCCAGTTTCAATATGTCCTAAAGGAACTTCGCTACAACTATAACTACGTTTTACTGTGCCGTCTGGTTCGCGAATAATAATACTGCGAAATCCACTACTACACTCCCATTTATTAAAGTTATTAAAGTTAAAAGCATTAAAACGTTCTGCTTGATCCATAAACCAAGGCTTGCCTTCTTTATCAACAAACTCAATTTGATAGTGTGGATCAACATCGACTTGTTTCTTACGCTGAGTATCTGCCTTGTCAATCATGAACGTAGGTTTCGGACGTTTCACTAATCCAGACTTTAATGCTTTTTCTTCTGTGTAAGCACGTTGTGGCATACCATTGTGTAACTTAGCCAACATCTCAGGTGTATAACCATCTACCACACGGCTTGCAGTAGGATCGCTTTGTGGCTTGAGTGTTACGTTGATACCTCTATTGTGAAAGTATAAACTTAGATCATAAATCTCATTAAACTGTTCTGGCACCATAACCATATTAATAGTTATTTGTGTGTCATATTCTTGGCATAAGACTAGTTTGTCAGCAAACTCTTCTACTTTCTTATCTGTGTCAACATGTTCACGATGGCAACTTGCTGTAATACTAGCACGATGAAAATTTTTAACTGCTGGCACATATTGTTCTTCAAACCATTTCATAGGACGACTCATGTTACTGGTCATATGCACACTGGTATAGTTTGTGTTAGCCGCATCATTATTTAAATGATTAAGGATGTCAATGTAAGCTGGATGGAATGTGGGTTCTCCTCCACTTAGACTAAAGTGGAAACTATTAAATCCATTTTCTCTAGCTTGACGTTTTATCTCATCTACAGTATGTAACATTAAAGGTGTAGGGCGATGGTCCTTTGTGTCACTGCGAGCATACGGCCAGCAATAACTACAACGATAGTTGCAGTATCGTCCTAATAGCCACGATACGGTAAACATATCGCGGTATAGCATTGTTCTTTGACCAACTCTAACTAAGTCGTTAAATGGAATCTTAGTAAAGTCATATTCACTGGTTTTTAAATCACTCATTTTTTTCGTAGATAAATTTTACTTCTTTGCCTGGTCCTGCTTCGCTGGGCAGGCCGCCATACTCTTTAATATACCAAGTAATAGCAGCCTTGTACCATCCTGTGCTATCATGCCTACTTTCTTTATTAAACTTATATATGTTATCATTGGTTGCTTCCATGCTACTAATAATTCTAGCGGCTTCTAATTGTAACACTCTTAAGGGCATTGTGTCAAGGTCTATCATAGGTCCAAATTATTCATTAGTTTAATTAATTTATCTGTTTTCTTAACAGCTTGTTTGCGCTCTAAAAATTCCTGTGCCAGTTGTTTATAGTTATCATTGTATGCTGTACCAATTCTAAATATCATATTATCAAGAAACGTGATAAAGTTTTCGGGGTCTACATGATTAGAATTGGCAATATTATCCAACACAACTTTTTTAGCCTGTTCCATGTATTTAAGATAATATATCGGAAGATTTGCAATATCCAATTCAGTGGGTACACTTATAAAATTTCCGTACCACGTAAATTTTTTATTTGGTGCGTGAGTTTTGAATTGTTCATATATCCAAGAAATATATTGTGAAAAACTTTTTAAGTTAAAAATATTAACAGTAGGACTTAGTACTATTAATTCTGTCTTAGGATGTGTTATGTATCTAACAAAGTTTTCTTGAAAACAAGTCCAATCTAAACCGTGTCTTATAAGTTCAGCATCCTCTCCAAAACTTTCATTGCTAATGCCAATTCCCCATGACAAATTACTTGTGTCCATTTTAGCAACAATTTTATCCATCAAGAATCGTTTACTATTGGCATTAGTACATATTTCTAATCTAATATTTTTACTGCTATTCTTTGAGCACTCATCAATAAAATCTACTAACTCATAAAAACGATTACTGGCAGTAGGCTCTCCACCTAAAAATATAAAAATTATCTTATTAGCATACAGTTCTTTATCGATATGATTTTTAATCCACTGCTTAAAAACTGTATAATCATCCTCATTAGTATTATCTACTATTTCAATGCCTTCTTCTTGCGCTATCTTACTGCTACTACCAGACCAACAATATATGCAAGACATATCACATATTCTATCAGGTCTAATTTCTATATAACTAATATAGCTATCACCCTCTAAGCTATTTCTTTTATCTTCAATAAAGTTATTATCCCATTTATTGGCCCATTCTTTAAAGGCGCTATTACCTTTATTATAATCATTCCAACAGTTATTACAATCAATATGTTTAACATTTTTTAAACTTGCAATTCTTCTATCTGTTATGTACTCATTTTTACTAATAAAATCTTCAGTTAGTTTGTCGGGAAACTGATGTGAAGCAGCCTTGCAACAATGGCTTACTGATCTTAATTCAAAATTAATATTAATATCTGTCCAACTTTTAGAACAGTAAGTTTCGTTGCTCATATACTAACTATCATAGTTTCTTGCTTTTGATTGATAGTAAAACTTTCTTCGCGTCCGCCACGTTTAAAATGCGTTTCCCCGTCTAAATATTCTTCTTTTACTGATACATTTTTACCTGCATATATATCAACAATTTTTTTATCTTTTGGTCCAATACATATAGCTACTACCGCTTCAACTGGTTGTTGAGAAAAATCATCTCCAAATTCTTTTGCAAGTAACCGAACAAATTGTTTATTGGATAATACATCTTCCATACCGCAGGCAACAAATGCCGTGCCATAACCAAGATCCTCAGCAGTTAACTGTGCGTATGTGGCGCTAATCATTGCGTCACGTACAGCACCTTTGACCATAACATATTTAGATACAGGACTTTTAACTTCGCTGTATACTCTGTCATATACTTCTGTTCCTTTACTTTCTACAAGATCAACCATTTGATGCTCTGGAGCAGGGTTTGTTATATAAAGTAATACCAACGGGGCTTTAGTTTGTAGCAGATATATTTCTTTACCAAGTTCGTCATTACACGATGTAATATTATCACATAGTTCTGACTTTAATCTTTTACCGGCTGCAGAGTCTGTCAACGCAAACACTTTGTATCCATATATTTTGTTTTTACTTGGTGCACGACGGGCACTATCCAAAATAGTTTGAACATCGTCTTCGTTGATTTCGTCGGTCATTAACCTAGTAGTAAATCTAGATTTAATTAATTCATTCACTGTTGACATTTTCTCTCCTTAAATTATTATATACGCAGATAAATATTTATAGATAATAACCGGAGAATAGCATGGCAGACGATTTAGTAAACGAATATGGTGTAAGTAACGAGGACCCAAAATCATTTGCTAATAGGAACAACCATCCTGCTAACATAAAATATCCACAGAATTTAACAAATGGTAGAGAAGTTAATATGTCTAGTGACATTCCATTTTTACCAATAGACGATTGGAAGGATACTGCTGATTGGAATCAAATGTTGTTTGAAGCAAAACGCTTACAAAAGCATTATGTACAGCATAGAAGTCACGAGTTACATGCAGGCTGGAGTAGTTTATGTATACACGGTCTTAGTAGTGTTCATACAGAAAGCAGTCACACATATGGATTTACAGATGCAGATGCTCCTTGGCGCTGGACCGATGTAGCTGATTGGTGTCCCACGATTAGAGCATTCTTTAAGGATCAATTTGATTATAAAAAATACTTTAGAATACGCATTATGAAATTGGCTCCTGGCGGATGGATCGTACCGCATAAAGATAGCATGACTCAAGACGAAAATCATATAGGACCAGTTAATATTGCCATCAATCATCCTGCAGATTGTCACTTCTATATGGATAACATTGGTTATTTGCCGTGGGAGGCAGGGCGAGCAATTAAACTGAACTTATATAATGTACACCAAGTGTATAATCATAGCAACGAGGATAGATATCATATCATTGCACACGGCCATGCAGGAGATAGTTGGTCCAATCGATTATATCATAATTACAATAATTGGAAGAAAATATATGAATAATACACGCATTTCAAATGCGCTTATATACGACAAAAAAGACATAGGCTTAGATGAAGATATTAGACAAAGTTTAAAAATATTTCATAAACGAAATATATCTATAGATATTGTTAAATTGCCGTCACTGGGAAATATATCAGATAATGAAGACATTGCAATTCAAGAAACTGCCGATAATCCAAATAACTACGACTATGTAATTTTAACATGGGAAGGTACGATCCCAAATATATATTACTATCACGAGCCGTGTATTAAACATGTAATAGACTTAAACGAAAAGACCAACGGAGAATGGTTAGTCAGCGGACAAATAATGGATCAATACGAAAACCGAAAAATGTTCGAAGATGCTGATGCAGATAAATGGAAAGGAAGTTTTTATCTATTTCCTATAACAGCTATTGTTAATTTAAAGAAGTGGAGAGAACTTGGACGGCCTGCTTGGGGACAATCTAGCTTAGTCGCCGTACAACATATAATTCCAAAAAGAAGCGACGATAATATACACGATAACTATACTCCATTGATGCTTACTACAGGGACGGAGGTTACAGAAACGCCAGTCAAAAAAGGCTGGAATATTATCGACGTTTCAATAAAAAATAATTTACCTATTTACAATCTGAGTACAGACATAAGACAAAATCAAACTTATTTGTATCCAGAGAATAATCCAACAATGTTTAATAATTTTTGGCGTAGCTTATATACTATGCCAAAGTTAACTGATCAATACGTAAAAGTATTACAAACTGTATTACCAAGTAAAAATCCTATTCGTATCAATGGCAATAAATGGGGTTGTTTTATTCGCAATACAGAAGAACATATTGTAGAACGATTTGTAGATATATTCGAAAAGCATATGTACGGTGTAGATACAATGATAGTCCCTTGCAGTGGATTTAAAGATCTAGTTATTGCATCTAAAAAACCAAAAGGTGTAAATATTAAACAAGTAATACATTTTGATATTCTTAAAGGATGCGTAGATATCAGACAACATATTGTGAAAGGATGGGATGGCACCAGAGATCATTTTACTATATTATTAACCAATATAAAAGAATACTATCAAAAAAAATATAATCATCCAAATTGCTTTCAAATGGGATCAATGGATACATTTGATGATGCTTATTTGGATATTTTAAAGAATTTTGACAATGAAGAGCATTTAAAAGATAACTGGTTAGAATTCAAACAGTTAAATCATAAATTCATACACAGCGATATTCTTTCAGAACCTTGGCTAGTCACCAAACATGTTAAAAATAGTAATGTGTATTTGTGGTTAAGCGACATTGCTGGCTGGAGAGAAAATATCATTGGTTATGGATACAAGACATTGCGAAATCAATTATCATCTGTTGCTGAACATTTAAAGCGCAATAACTGTATTGGCATAGTTGACTATAAGGATCCTGCTACTGATTTGCAATTACTTCAAGAATTTGATGAATTTATAACATTTTTAAAACAAGATATTCAATGAAACCCTTTTCAATTATAAAAGAACACGAAGCTACTTACGGCAAAGGTATTTTAAATAATACGTTTACTAGATTTGTGGGGCCTGCTGACAGCATTTTTAATATGCTAGTACGTAGTATTGGGCAACGCAAAGAAAAAAGAGCAAACGAACAATTACATTTTGTTATATACGACAAGAATCCTGCACACCTAGAAATGTTCAAATATTTGTTAGCATGGGATGGCAAGGTAGAAACTAACAAAGAATACGATTACTCTGACTTATTAAATTATATTGAACAAGGAAAAATAAAGTTTGGACTACAACTTGCTCCTTTTGTTTTACGTTATATGAAAAGTTCTCCATTAGATAAAACTATAAGATATGATTATGATAACTTTACCGAATCGTGGAACATCTTTAAAAAGCATAAGTTTACATTCTTACATATAGACTTGATTGAAGAGAATGAAAAGTTTATTGATTATATAGACAAACTTCCATTGCTCAGGAAAAAACTAAGTCAATTTGTTAAAATTGATATTAATCCATCTGACTATGATGCAAAAAAATATCAAGATTCAATAGACAACATTCTTCATAATTTATGGATTAAGAATATTAAAAATTATCCCAGCGTTGTGCAAATTGCAACCAATAATTCAAATGAAGAAGATTATGCAGGTAAACTATATGCCAAACGCAATCCTAGTTTTTGTGTATTACCTTGGATGCACATACAATACAAGCCTACTGGCCAAAGTAAACTATGTTGCAGATATGATACTGTTCACGAACACAAACAAAATGATGTAAATAGAACATTGGGTAATTTATCCGAACTTGTTCCAGAACGTTTAGACTTAGTAATACAAAAAAGTACTATGGAAGAAAGTTTCTTCAGTAATTATTGGGATACTGCAAGAAAGTATACTGATAATAATCAAGCTATTTCTGGTTGTCACAAATGCTATAAAGAAGAAAGCGGTGCGGGAGAAGTTGCTACATCAATGCGACTGGGTACTGCTATTTTGTACAACGAAGGGTATTTACATAAAAGGCCTGCACACGAAAAGCCAGAAATAAAATTCTTAGAAGTGGGCTTTGGTAATTACTGCAACCTTGCTTGTTTATCTTGTAATAGTACACTTAGCACAACCTGGAACAATGACGAATTAGAATTAAATAAAATTGTTGGTTCAAGACTTAAACGAGACGTGTTTCCTAAATTGGATAACTTAAAATTTATTCCCAATGAAGAAACACTTAACAGTTTACGCATTATTAAATTCACTGGTGGTGAGCCAATGATTAATCCTGAATTTATTAAATTTATAGACTTAATTTGTGAAAATGGAAATCCTGCACAAATCAGTTTAGAAATATATACTAATTGTAGTTACATTCCAAGTCCAAAGTTATTAGAAAATTTAACTAAATTTGAAGCAGTACAATTAAATTTAAGTATAGACGCATATGGACAAGCCAATGACTATATTCGGTATGGTAGCGTATGGGAAGGTACTTCAAAGCAAACAGTTAGCAATGCCATAGATCATTGGTTGGATTTTGGTAAACAATACGATAACATCAGTATCATAATGTCTTCTACACTAAGTGCTCTTAATATATTAGAAGTACCAAAATTAATGACATGGTGGATGGACAAGTATAAAGATTCTGGCAATAAAATTGTTGTTCATCGAAGTAAATTATTGGCCACAGAATACGACGGCTTCTTCAAATTACAGCCTGCTCATGATCCTAGTTATATTAATTTAAATATTTTACCAAAAGAATATTATGCCGATGTATCTAAATGGATAGAAAAATATCGTGAAGAGTTTGTTGTAAAATATGCAGACTTGGGGGGTATTCCAGAATGTATTGGTGCTAGTTTATTAAAGCTAGAACAACTTATCAACAAAGCAAAAGGCAATAAAGATTCTGCACAAGACTTTATTAACTACATCGAATCTATGGATAAGGTACGAAAGAATTCCGGGGATGCTATTATACCAGAGTTGATTAACAAAGTTAAAGAATACTTGCTAACTCAGGATATACCTCAGCAAAACTAGTATCGTTTTGTTTGTCCATAAAGTTAATATACTCGGCGGTTTCGCCGAGTGCTGATGAATAGTCTTCGGCATTCATATAGTTAATTGCATGATCACCATAACGAACAATACGTTTCTTTTGTTGTTGTTTACGTTTTTCATTGCTCCATTGTGCGTGTGTCCACAATGCAGGATCATCTAATGTTAGTTTAAAATTATTCCAGTCTTCTGTGACCTTTGCTTTGATGGCAGCTGGCAATACTTTAGGATTAATAGGCTTAGGATATTGAACCATACTTGTATGAAACAATCCGCCTGCGGCATTGACAAATTTAACAATGTCAACTAATCTAGTAATATTATAAATGCTAACAGTAGTAGTCAAACTCATTTCTATGTTAGTAAGTGCATGTAATTTTTGTACATTATCTACAATCTTATATATGTCGCCGTTAGTTCTAAAATAACTAAATGTAGTATCATCTCCGTCAATACTTACACGAAGTATAATCTTTTTAAACTTGGGCCAGTGATCCAAGACATTATAGTACCCTAGACCTAATGCTACCAAGTTACTGTTATAACTTAATGTTATGTTCTGTGCATGATCTGCCATGGCATCAATCATTTCCCAATGACGCTTTTGTTGTAATGGTTCTCCACCGGCAATCAATACTTCACGCAAATAAGGAATAGCATTTTTAAACTCTTCAAAACTCCGCTCGGGTAAACTAATGTGTTTCTTTTCTAGTCTGCCTGCGCCGTGCTTGGTAAAGAATGTTTTAACTTCAGGATCTTTAAATGCTAGTACTTCCCATTGACTACTATAAGTAGGGCTACAATGTCTACAACGCAGATTACAAGTATTATCAAAGCGAATCTCTATACTTCTTGGCTGATAAGGCATTGAATAGTCTTCTGCAACATTAGACAGTATTTCATCAAAGTCCATATTGTAACTATCTTTGTATGTTTCATTACATGTTTGTCGTGTACTAGCAACTCCGCTATCCTCAAAGTCCCAACAACTGCGACAGCCAGTAGGACGCTCTTCATTTAATACAGCTCTACGAAGTTCTTTTGTTTCTTTACTATTCCATATTTCACTTAATGTTTGACTGCGGTAATCTCCAATACGATCCGGATAACGCCAGCAAGCACCTACTTTACCTTCGTGCTTAATGTTCTGATGTATAAAAGGCATTATACAGAATGTTTTGCTGTCTTTGTTCATTGCTTTAATATGTTTTCTTTATTCAGCTTATCGTTAACATAAAGAGTTGTGTTCTCTTGACTTCCGCATGTGTGTAAACATGTAATTAAATTGCCGTTTTCTATTGTGTCATTCCATTTTGAACTTATATTATACTGCATTTTTAGCACGTCGTCAACCGAATGTAAATTCAAATCAAAGTCTTTTAAATTGTAATTCTCATTAAGATTCCAACTGCCAGGACTATCGTGTGTATGTGTGCCCAAATAACAACAAGGCATTAATAGCCCGTTTGACGACAAATATATATCTTTACGTTCTAAGCTCTTACAAGTAATTTTATTTCCATTTAATTTAGAATAATTTTTAATATCAAATTTGAACAGCGTGATTGGTATATGTTCTTCCTTGCCTACATTAGTATGTCTAAATTGTTCTTGATTGGGAGGCTCTAAGGTAAAAACTTGTTTGCCTTCTATCATAACTTTAAAGTCTTTTTTGCCACGAAACTTTTGAGTTACTTTTAATCTAAACTTAATGCCCAGTTCTTCTGCTAATTGCTTTGCTTCATTAACTTGATGTTCATTATGTTTAAATGCTATGAAATTCCATTGTGCTTGGCCGCCAGCGGCAACATAGGCTTTTAAGTTGACATATACTTTATCATATTTGACACCAATTCTATATTTCCCTAGTGCTTCGTTGTCAGTTCCATCTAAGGCAAAGTTAATCATTACATTAGGACGAGCAAGACTAGCCCACCATTCTTCGCCACGATAGCCGCCATTAGTATCAACACTAACACTTTTACATCCGTTGTCTATTAAGTAGTTGACAAACTCCGGCAATGATTTATTTAAGCAAGGGTCACCGTATACTCCACTAAAGTATACATGGTCGAGTTGTCTGGTAAATTCTTTAGTAAACAACTTATAAAAAACTTCAGGAGTTAAGTCTCCTTCTTCCAAATCTGGTTGCACAAATCCATCACCAGTGTATCTACTACACATAGGACATTGGCTGTTACAACGACTGCTTGCTTCAACGTGTATTAATCTAATATCTTCTTTAGCTATCATTTTGCAATAGTGGTCATCATACTTAAACCACATTTCATAGTCACACCATTCCTTGGAAAGTTTGTTCCGCTGTGTGCTTGGCATCTATCAAAAACAACTATGCCGCCACGCTTCCAGTTATACACCCCTTCTAATTCAAATCCATCTAACCATTCGCGCTTGAAATGACTAAAGTAGTTTTTATAATCTTCATCGCTGATTGTGCGCTTATTCCAATCTACATCCCATACTGTGCCGTCTCGATGATAACAAGGCATTCCTCGATAATCACTGATAGTATAAAATACATTTGTTTCATACTGTGGACTATTTTTAGCAAAGTTTGTTCCGTACATCATAAATCTATTCTTAAAGATAGCAGTCCCTGCCATAGGATTTTCTTCTTCTTTATTAGTATGACAAACCCATAGCGGGATAATAAACTGTTTGCCCGGAACGCTGTTACTGTCCTTTAATGTATTTGGATTTCCTGTGTCAATATGCAAATTATAAGGTGTTGCTGTGATTAAGAAGTTGCCTTCCCATATTGTTTCATTGGTCAATTCTGGAATTACTTCTTTTAGTTTGCCAAAGAATTTATCCTGTATACGTTTATTATCTACGTTAAAGTGCAACGTTCCGTTATGCTTAACTCTGCGTGTTCGATGTTCACGATGCATTAAATCTTCTAACCAAACTAATTCTTCTTCGTCAAATACATTATCTACAGCATAGCTACTATCACTCCAAGTACTCATCCATTTTGGATGTTCTATTGGATCTACAGGAATAAATTCTTTTACTATATTATCTCCTGGTACGTATTCTAAATTAACCATGATAATGTTCCTTTATATATTTTAATATGTAATCTGCCAAAAACTCATTGCCGTCGTGATCCCAATGTCGACAGCTAGCTGGAGATATACCAGATTCCACTAGAAAATTATTTGCATTAATGTCATAATTTAAATCATCTTTAAATTTTATCATTGGAATAGTATGGCCTAATTGTATTGGCTCTATTGTTTCAGGTTCGGCTAACATTTCAAAGAAATAATGTTCTATATTTAATGATTCTAATAATGTATGCATCATTACTACTTTTCGATTAATTTCCTCGACGTCATTGGTTCTATGATGAAATGTCGAATAATATATTTCAAAAAAATGTCGTTCTCTTTTATTAAATTGATCTGCATTTTTTTTACGATCTATTGTTGTAAATTCATCTTCGGCAATTAAATTATCAAGAGTGTTAATATTGATCATCCAGCTTCCTAGTGAAATATATTTTACATAATCATCATAACAATATATCAATTCTTTACGTGACAATTCAGTTAATGAGATTATAACTACTAAATCCGCAGTATTATTATTTTTTAAATGTTCAAAAAGTACCCTTTCTGATCTATCATTGCTGCCGCCAGGAGCTCCTAAATTGATACTATCTCTAAAGTTACCCAATCTTTCTAATTTTTTAACCCAACTTCGTTCGTGACATGTTATTGGGTCATTATCTTCTCCAAGAGTTCCAAATACATGACTACAACCTACAGCAACCAATGTCTTTCCTTCAAACATTTTTCATTTCCTTTATGCGATTATAAAATAATTCTGCTAAGAATTGATGTGCATCATGATCGAAATGTCCAGTATAATCTGGAACATACCCTTGTTCCATAATATAACGGATTGCATTAGTTGCATCACCGTATTTGTTTTTAAAATTTAGTAATGGTAATTTAATTCCAAATGGATTATCGACAATGCTACCACCATGGCAATGTAATTCTATAAAATAATGTTCTATATTAAATTTGTTTAAAAATGTATTTAAGAATAATAGTGTTCTATTAATCATAACTGTTTCGTATTGTGTACTATGAAATTTTCCATATAAAATTTCCATAAAGGTTATTTCTTTAGGATCACTTGTAAATTCTTTATTAACACTCCAGGGACCAAACGGTTTCATTGTATAGAAATGAGTGAATGTTTGATCTGGTAATGGAATTTCAAATCTAGATAAATCGGTTAAGCCGAATGCAATAACTAAATTTGAAACTTCGTGTGTTTCTAAGTATTCCATCAATACACGTTCAGAGCGTTGATTGCTTGCTCCTTCTAATGATAGATTGATACTGTTTTTAAAATTTCCTATATTCTCTAATTTTTTGACCCAACTGCGTTCATGACAACTTAATGGATTAATATCCTCACCTAGCGGAGCAAATGTATGACTACACCCAACTCCTAGTAGTGTCTTACCTTCAAACATCTTTAAAAATATCTTTCATCTCTGGGAAGGTAGTATAAAAATTAGTACCTCGCTGTTTATCTAATAGCTCTAAGTATTCTTTCATTTCTGGCAAACGCACACTCCAGTCTTCACTCTTAGCAAATTTAACCATACCGCGAAGACGATCTATACCGTAATCTGCATTTAACCATTGTTCTTCAGTTACTTTACCTTGATGCCATGCTGGCACGCCTTTTTGCCAATTAGCTTTCCACCACGGAATAAACTCTTCGTACTTGCGTTCAATCTCATCTTTAAACCATGCTGGCAATATCTTAACATTTAAATGTGGTGGATGATAAACAAAGTGATAGTTAATGCCGCCAGCACCAAATGGCCACATGTTAATCTTCTTAAAGCCATGTTCTAGCTTCCACTTTAAAAACTCTGGGATATAATAAATGTTCAGTGCTTGCACGGCACAGGCAATTGATATCTCTACATTTTTTCCTGTCTCGTTATCTAACTGTCTAAATGCTTCTAAGTTTCTTTCCCACTTACTTGGATAACGAATATAATCATTACGTTCTTCTATAGCATCAACACTATAGTGATAACGAACTAGTTTAAAATGACTCCATAATTCAAATAAATCTTCACGCCACTCGACACCATTGCTGTTATAACGTATTTCCATGTCCTTGGCATAGCCACGCTTAATACATTCTTCTAGAATAGCATAATGCTCTTCAATGATTAAAGGCTCGCCTCCAGCAAAGTAAAGCTGTTTCATATTAGGAATCTGTTCCCATAACTGTTCCCAGAATTGAGGATTGCTCTTATGCCAATTATAACTGGCACCGTTCTCTTGTCCTTTGTTACCCCATTGCATACTATCTTTAAGTACAGGATTAGTAACGTTAGGATACATCTTTTGCCATTCAGGAACCCATAAACTACTATCATGCGGACTACACATCACACATGCCAGGTTACATTTAGTACCAAACCTCATGTCAATATAAGCAATATGCGGGGGGACGCTACCGTCTTCTTGGGTGTCTTCTAATAGTTTGTCTAGATCGACACGTTGGCTCCAGTATTTTGTTTCCCATTCACGTTTAGATTTATGTCCTTCACGTTCTTCCTTGTAACACTTAGTACAGCTATCTGGTTCTTCACCTGCTAGCATTTTAAGTCTTGTATTCTTCATGTAGTCATTATTCCAACTACTTAGAAAGTCTGTGTGATTTAAATTTGCGGGTTTACCATCGGCATTTTTGAGAATACCGACTTCGCCGCCATGAATTTTGTCGTTTGTTGGGCCTACTGAACTTGCATTGGCGGTACAGCAGACTCGCATATGTCCGTTGGGTCGTGTGCTTAAATGTACCCACGGAAGGATACAAAATGTTTTACTTGGAGTTGTCATACTAGTATTTAATCAACAAAGCCGGATAGACCTGTTGATTAAGAAATTATTAATCTTTTCCTTGTTGCTGTACTTTACGGACAAAAGGATGTTTCGGAGAGTCGGTGCCACAGGTATCTAGACAAGTCGAAAATGGTTCGTCTGTATCAAAAGAGTCTTTTAATTTATCGTATGCTTTGATAATATCTTCTTTAGCATTAGTAATAAAAATTCTTTTATAGTCCTCCCCTAAAAACTTTTCTAAGGCATTGTGGCGTCTCTTTGTACTTACTAACCAGCAACAAGGTGCAACTAAGCCAGTAAACTCAATAAAAACACCCGGATGTTTAACGCAAAACGGATTTACTTTTTTGTTGGTTGAATTCATTTTCTATTTCCTCAAATGGGCGACTAGGTGCTAACCAATCATTTCCTCCCGGTACAACAACTAATGCATGTTGTAATTCAAAACCTATTCCTAATTCAATACTTTTTTCATAAGCATCCATGATCGTATTTTCATTAAATGAAAATACGATATGTTTCCATTTAATTCTAGCTTTTTTAACTTTTGTATTATTGACTTTGACACATGATTTAATAGCGGTTTCAACATCTTCCCATTCTGAATTAACTCGATATTGCATATAGTTTTCCGGACTGCCGTCTATACTAAAGAACAACAAATCATGTTCATTAAATTCAGCCATTAACCTTTCCCACCACTCTGCAGATTTGCCTGAGCCGTTGGTATGTGTTATAATTTGACAAGTAGGATGTGCTTGTTTAACTGAGCGCACTAGTCCAATAAAATCTTTACTGTATATTGGATCTCCCCAATTACCGCAAAACGTAATAACTTCTGGATTGCAGCCAAGCAAGAATTCTTTGAAATATTCAATATCCATATCAAACATATTGTGAATATACTTGTTATGCGGTGTTGTTCTTGTACATTCTAAACAAAGCAATCTACATCGGTTTGTTAATCCAACATGTAAGCATGTAAAATCAATCATATAATTTCCTTATATTAAAGTATAGTTACCTATCGGTAATACTTCTAGTTTTTTCACATTGCATACTTCAGTGCAACGATGAATACGATCAATTTTATTTATACCGTGTTCTTTTGATTGCCAACTACTAACTAAGTTGTCTGTGTAAAATTCGTGTGCTAGTATTTCTTCAACAGAATATTTAGTCAGGTCGTTCCAGTCATTACTGCCATACGATTCAAATAATCGTTGTTGTAAAATTTCTGCTCGGCCACGATCCATGTTCATAAACCCATTGTGTAAAAAACAGCAGGGCCATAGCTTACTATCAAAACCAATGAAATACATTTTCTTTGTTTGATTATTACATTGTATTTCATTATCTACTGAATCTTTAAATGCTTCATTAACTGAGTCGATGGTACTTTTATAATCTTTGCGCTTTATATTATCTACTTTAATTTTTTGAATTAATTGTAAACCTAGACTAGTTGCCACGCTTCTATCATGTCTGCTCATAAACTCTTTAAACTGCATCTTAACACTTAATGCTTTTGCATCCATAATCTGATGCTCATTCCAAGGGAATATTAAATATTGCCAGCCTGCATTGCCTCCTGCGCCAATAAAAGCATTTGCATTTTCTATAATCTTAGACCATGTAGTATTTTGTCTGTATATATGATTAGTATCTTCCATGCCATCAATACTAAATTTAACCATATGTCTGTCATGCTTCTTTAGCACTTGAGCTAATTTAGTCCAGTATTTTACACTACGTAAGCTGGCATTTGTATGAATTATAATATTGTATTTGCCCACAGTACTTGCAAAATCTAAGAAATCTAAAAATTCAGGATGCATTAAAGGATCGTCGATTGTTCCACAAAACTCTAACTCGATGACTGATTTAAATTCTGGTGCTAGTAAAATCTTTTTGAATGTTTCAAATTTAATATATTCTTTATCAGGAATAACATATTTCTTTTCATTGAACGAATTACCGTCTGTTCTAACACAGCCCAGACATAGTGCATTGCACATGCTACTAAGTTCGAATTGTAGCTTGGTGGCCGCGGATAGATATGTATTATTCATAATTAAGTTCTTTTGGTATTAACACATCAGCAGTACACATGCACCAATCTTCTTTACATTTTACTGACTGTGTTAGCAGGCCACTAAAATTAAAAATACTAGTAAATGGTTTTAATTGTGCTGTTCTGCATGTTGCCATATATATAGAACCAGTATCATCTACATATATATGATCCATGCCCATATTACAGTCCCATCCTTTAAATTTATTTGTTCTATTGTTAACGGCTTCTACTTCGTCAAATCTAGAAACAACATCAAATTCGTCTTTAATAAAAGTATTACCATAATAGTTATGAATAGGTGCAGGTTTAATTGCTCCACGAATGTTCAATCCTGTATTTGCAGATAACCAACTTAATTGTTCGGTATTATATTCATAACTAATAGATAGTCCACTTTGATTGTTGTTTCTTTGAAATACCCTACTAGGTTCTAACGTTATGTTAGGCATATCTTTAAGTCTTTCAAATGCATCTACACTTTTTTCCCAGTAAGGAGAAACTGGATACATTAAAGTAACTATGCCGATATTAGTTTGTGTGCCAATGAATCTAATTTTTTCAAATATTTCTTCATCTGCACTTTCTGGGTGATAGCTAATTGTAACTTTATAAATTTTAGGGGCATATTCCCTCCACCATTCTATGCTTCTACTTCCGTTTGTATTAACATATACACACCAACCAGCTTCATTACAAAAATCAATAATTGTTTCTAAACTGGGACTAATAGTAGGTTCACCACCATTTACAAATACATGTACGCTTCTTCCGATAACTTCTTTTTGTATGTTGGTAAGAAATTTTTTAATTATTACAGGATCTTCTTGTTTACTTTTAAAAACATTTGTACCTGTGTGGAGGGATGGCGGACAATAGCTACAATGATACGTGCAAAGAGTATTCAATGTCCAATCAATAATAAATCGATTTGTCTCATTGTAAATTTTAATAGTTTTCATTTAAATTGTTCTTTAAAGGCATCGTATTTAGTACCACATGTCTTGGCACAAACTGCTAACTTACCTTCTGCACAACTGGGCTTAGTCCACGATCCTGGAACAACTTCTTGGATGAATTTGCCGTTGATAACATCATTTAAATCGTGTACACGCAGATCTAAACTGTCAAGGCCTGCACTATCAATAGCATCCCAAATTTGGCCGCCGCGTTCTTTCCAATACCAAACATACATCTGCCCAGCTGTCCAACAACATGGCTGTAGATATCCTTCTGCTGTAATGTAAATGCTTTTTTCTTCAGCAACTTTACATTTAACTTCAACAGAGTCCCAGTACTTTTCCATGTCTTTTTTCTTATCAAGATCTAAATTAAATTTCTGGCTACCTATTTTACCTTCAAGTTCTGCTACAGTTGAAATAAAATCAATTTTAACTTCACCTTTGTCTTTACTTAAACTTTCTAATTGCTTTAATGCGGCATTTTGATATTCGGGATTCTTAGGCATACTTAACAACGTAGTTTCGTTGCCTTTACGATTTCCTGCTTGATGTTCTGCTTTAACTGCACCTCTAGTATTGCTAAAGAACCTATTGGACTTTTTGACATTAAACTTTTCAAAGCCCATGCTAGTTGCTAATGCTCTAGCTTCTTCAACTTGATGTTCGTTATGTCCAAATACAATATAGTCCCAACGAGCTCTACCGCCGGCGGCTATAAAGGCTTCTGCATTACGCATAATGTTTTTCCATACCGTGCCTTGTCGATACAAGTGATTAGTATCTTCTAAGCCGTCTACACTGAATACAACATAATGACTTTTACCCATAGCGGCAGGCAACTTACTCCACCATTCAGGAGTTTTAGCACTGGCATTTGTGTGAAAGCTCAATTGCATTTTAGCATTGTGGCTGCGAATATATTCAAATATCTCTAATGTATCTCTGGCACTAATTGGGTCACCATAGTTGCCGCACATATACAATCGTTTTAATTGTTTGATGAATTTAGGTTTTAGTATTGTTTTAACATCATCTAAGCTAAGTTCAGCGTCATGTAATTGTGGATTAACTTCGCCGCCATTGATGTTTCTAGCACATTGAGGACAACTAGCATTACAGCGTTCTGTAACTTCTAAGTGAACTGTGGCGATTTCATTAGCTTTATACATTATTTGATACCATAGATCATAAATCTTTTATATTTGGGAAAAGCTGTTTCTCCCCTAAAATGAACTATATTTAATGGGTATTTTTTTAAAAAAACTCCAAAATTTTCACAATAGTTTATATGGTCGTATTCGGGACTACTATTTGATTGTATTAAAACTGTAGTACCTGGTTTTAACTTTTCAAACCAAACATTACTCATATGCTCTGCACTTGTGTTAATAATTAAATCAGGATTTAAAATACTATTATTAAAAATAATATTGTTATTTGCATCAAACGCTTCTTCCATAGTTCTGTTATCAACTTGTGCATTTGAATTTATAATTTTAACTAATGGATTAATACTACTGTCTGGATCTATACTGTATAGATTGGAATATGTAATATCTTTTAAAAATAAACTATGATGTGTAAGCCAGCCGCCAATTAACAATACATTATCAAAATTTAATTTAAATTTATTTAATGTTTCTGCCATCCAAAGTTTACTTAGGATTTGACTTTTACTAAAGACCGTTGCAATTATATCATTATTTAACAATGTAATATTGTGCAATTTTTTCAACACTACATCATTGGGCCATATAGAAGTCATAATATAGATTAATTCACTGGTAACTAGTTTATCTTCAGCGCATATGTTAGTATAAAAATTTAAACGTTCGTTTCTGTTTAAGTTTGAATACAATTCATAATCGCTAGCAATCAAATCTTTTAACGGCCATGTTTTTAATTTAGGCTCAGAATATTTCATATTAATAATATGACGTATAAAGTTTTTCTTTTCTGGTTCATTAATAAAGTTAAAAAACTTTTCAATTCCAAAAAGCCAAGAGAGTTGATCATCCATTTAAACCCGTCCATTCTGTAAATTTACCACGTAGCCATTTAAAATTATTTACTAAAGTAAAATCTGCATTTTCTTCTTTAGTGTATGCAACACCTTGTCTTGCACCTTGTATAGCAAAGTATCCATACTGCGTTTCTATACCTGCTTCGCACCACATAGTTAACCGTTCTTGACTTTCTTGATCATTATTATTTTTATTAATACCAGCACTAAGTTTAACTGCTTCACGAAATGCTGTTCTCCACGTACTGTATGGATTATAATTAAACCTATGCTCTGTGGCTAGTATGTTTAACTTAATATAACTATCAGCAAGTGTAGTAGTCATATCAGGTCGGTCTAAGCGTTCTGCACTAAAACAATCCTTACTAAATAATTTAATACCACCGTGTCCATATATTAAACCATTAATGGGATTTTTACTGCGAAATACCGCGACACTCTTTGGCGTTAGTTCTATTTGTTTATCAAATGTAAAACTATCTACTATCCACGAGTCAGCATCTACTACATAGAATCTATCGCCTTCACAGAGACCGGCTATGTGTTTATGACTTTCAAATATATTCCCTACTGCGGCAACTGCTTGAGCATTGTCAGTTTTAGATTGCAGTCGTTCCCAATTATCATTGAGATTGCTTTCATCAGAATATAAAAAATAAACAGGTAACATTTTAATATTTAGGTAACTCGAAACCAAATAATGGTAATGCGCTTTGATTTAATAATGCAGGCCATCCTAGTCCCTTGCCAGGACTAATATGTACATGTTTGAACCATATGCTTTGATTTGAATCAAGTTCTACTAATGGTAATCCTAATTGTGCTTTTAAATCCGTCATTAATTTATGACTGCGTTCATTAATATACTCACCTTGTTTTAATTGTAATATTTGATTATCCCATAACTTATTAAACCAGTCATAGTCTGAAATTACAGTATGATCAAAGTAGTCCAGATATAGCATGTGGGCCGCTAACCGAGCACCATATATAACCCAATCTCCGTTTTCTACATCGCGTCCCACTGTCATCCAAATTAACCAACGTGCAAAGTTAGCTGGGTACATTTTATGTTTAAAATCCTTAGGAGATACTTTATGTCCTTGATCGAGGCCCATTTTAACACCTTCACGAAAGCCCGCTCTAAATGCTTGTTTAGGAGTTGCATTATTATAAACAACGCCATAAGTATTGTTCATTTGTTTGTACTGATCTGCATCCCAGCAAAAATCAACATTATGAGTACTATCGCCTTTTGCTGCCGCTTCGTGGCTTTTCATATTTTTAACATGTTCAGAATACCATAATTTAATTCCGCCATTACCATAGACTAAGCCATTGACGATATTACGACTACTCCAACTTAGTGTAGCAAATTTGATATCAGAAGTAATCTCGATACTTTTTTTCCATATTTCACTATCTACAAAACAATCAGCATCTACTGTAAAAAATCTATCAGTGCCTGCGGTTTCTGCAGCCGCTTTGTGTGCCGCATCAAAGCCTTTGACTCCGTGTACCCTGTACACTAATTCCGGATTAGGATGATTGTTTTTTAAATGATTATAATTATCATCTGCATTAGGCTCATCAAAACTTAAAAACACAACAGGTGGTGTTTTTAATTGTATTATTTGATTTTTTTTATTTAATCCGCTATCAAAAGAATTTATTAAACTCATTCCTCATCCATTCATAATCGTTAATTAACTGTAAAGAAGACTTATCTTCTTTACAGTTTTCTCCATATTTTTTTCCTTGTATTGCACCTGCAATACAATATTTTCCAAATTTCTTATTTTTTCCAACTGTTGTCCAAATATTTAATCTATGCTCTGCTTCTTTTTTTAGCTTAGAAATTTCATCTTGATGCAATATATCAACAATTTCTTTATTTGTTATATTAGTTGCTAGTTTAGCACACTCCCTAAATGCACTTCTAAATGTGTTAAACTCATCATAATTAAATGCAGTTATGTTACTAACTTTGTCAATTACTTTAGTTGTTAATCCAAAGCCGGTTGTAAAATCAATAACATCTTTATCATCACATAATAGAGGTTGCTTAGGTAATATTTTAACACCTCCGTGGCCATAAATCAAGTCATTTATTGGATTTATGCTGTACCAAATATAAATGCTGTTGCTTTCAGGTTGGCCCCAGAGATCTAAATATTTAGATGGAGTAAAGTTAAAATTAAAATTGTCGACTATTATTGCGTCGCTGTCGACAACATAAAAATTATCAGTGAAGCTTCTACGAGCACATTCTTGATGAGCGGCGGCAAAACCTTTTACACCATTAACTCGTCTAGCATTTGGTACTAGCTCTTTGAGTCTGGCATAATTTTCATCTGCATACGGCTCATTGTAACTAAGGAAAAAAACATCTAGCATTATACTAGTATTTAATATTTTTACTCACGTTACTACCGGTACGTTGTACTTTAAGTAGAAGTCTCGAGCATCTTGAATATTATTAACCATTGGATGTCCTTTGATGTTCAAGCTAGTATTAAGTAACATTGGACAGCCAGTAAGGCTATGCCAATCTTCGAGTAGTTTTCTAAAGCCAGGACTATCATTCTTACTAACAGTTTGTACACGACTAGTGCCATCTTTGTGTATAATAGCAGGAAACTCTTCTGGACGAGTACACTTAGCAACAAATTGCATAAACGGGCTCGCTGTTATGTTTGTAGGCATATCAAAATAATTGTGGACATACTCTTCTAAGATTGCCGGTGCGAATGGTCTGAATTGTTGTCTGCGTTTGATTGCGTTAACGGTGTCTTTGATTTCTGATCCACGGGGGTCTGCCAGTAGACTGCGGTGGCCAAGTGCTCTAGGACCAAACTCTGCACGTCCGGAGGCAACGCCCACAATTTTATCTTTTGTAAGTACGCTAATAGTTTCATCAACTGGATATTCCTTTCCCATGTTTGTGCCAAGATACGCACCCGGCCAATTAACTTGCTCGCCAAAGAAAGCGGCAACTGCACCAACACTACTTCCGGCATCTCCTGGATTTGGCATGATCCATACCTTGTCCCAGTCCCCTGTAATCTCACTGTTGGCCACACAATTAAGAGCACAGCCGCCCATTAATACAATGTTCTTGCTAGGTAAGTTTGCTCTTGCCCAACGACTAATACCTTGTAATATTTCAGTATACACTTGTTGAGTTGCGGCAGCAATATCAAATGTATCTTGTTCTTTTAATAAATCCAAACGCCAATCAGGACAGCCACGATGTAAGTTACGTTTGAATTTAACTTCTGGACCGTTGACTACTGCGAAGAAATCTTCATATATAGCTGCCTTGTGTTTGTTGGGATCACCATAAGCAGCCATACCCATGAGAATATATTCTTCTTCGTTGGGCTTTAATCCTATGCGCTGTGTCATAGCACTGAACCAAAGTCCGAGACTATCTGGATACCCTTGTGTATACACTTTCTTTAGTTCATTGCCTGCGCCTTGCCATACAGTAAGAGTTTCAAATTCGCCTATGCTGTCAATAACAACAACTGTGGCATCATTTAGTCCACTTGTATAATAACCAGCGGCAGCATGGCTTTTATGATGTTCACCTATAACTAAAGGTTGATTCAAATTGTATTTTGCTAGATAAGATTTAACATCATTCTCTTTAGTTCTATCACCCTGGCCAGCAGTATATTGTCTAGCTGTTTTTAAGTCAGGATTTTCATACCAAACAATTAAGTCCGGCCGACCATATTGTTCAGCATCTTCGATAATGCCGGCGCAAAGATCTCCGTCATTTTTAATTCCAGAGTATCGTTCGCTATGTGCCGCAAATTGTAATTGTTTATCGTGCCAAACTGATACGGCTGCATCGTGACTATTAGCACTAATTCCCCAAATGTTCATCGGTATATAAACGGATCTCTTTTGCGTAGTTCTTCTAAGCGTTTTTTAAGTTTAATTTGAAATTGAACTTCAGGATGTTCGTAATCGAATGTTTTATAATGATCTAATAAATCAGTAATTTTTTTTGTCAAGGCCAATTTAAACTTATCATAATCGATGCTTGAAATAATAGCTCTATATTCATTGCTATTAAAACCATAATGTCCACTAACACTTACTGCAATATTCTTGTCAGTAATGCCTTCAGGGACCCATCGTTGCCAAAAATTTAAACTATAAATAAAATCTTCAAATCTTAGCCATAAATCTGTAGGAGCAAACTCTTTTAATAAATCTGTTTGTACTTTGCCTAACTGTGGAGCAATATTTAAACTATCTATACCTGCTGTTATTCTATTTTGTATGTCTTCTTCTGTAAAATAGTCCGCATTATGTTCTTTAAATAAAAACCCTGCCGCACGTATTTGTTCTCCAATTTCTTGATTACGGTTGATATCAAATGTACCTGCTTGATTATCCTTAGTTAAACTGCCTGTTTGCGTAACAAAGAATTTAATATTTTTCTTATATGGATTTAAAAATCCTAGCTGTACATCTATTCTAGCAAGACTACTGTTAATATCTATACCTGTGTTGTCTTCACTGCCAAACTCTAACATGATGTCTGGATTCAAACTTAGCGCATATTCAATTAATCTCTTTGCGTAGTATAGTTGGTTATCGTCAATACGACTAACGTCAATATGAATTAAATCAAAACCATTAGCAATGTCGGCGGCTATAGTTTTCATACAACGATCTATGGCATCCTCTAATGGTAGTCCTCGATCTAAATCACTGAAGTATGGTCCGCAATGATCTCTGCATAATAGTAAATTTAGATTTTTATATTGTTTTATCTGTTTAACTAATTCAGTAGTAGTACAAACATAACCAGTAACATAGTCTACTTGGTTTCTACTTGCAATAATCATTAATGGATAGTTGTTTTCTTTTGTGTATGTTGCAAGAATTTCAATAATCTCTTTACTCATTGGGCCAAAGCCCAATTTAAACTGTTTCATATTGTTTGCTTTCAATTTCGTTGTATACTTGTTCGTTGGACTTAATTCCTGTGTAGATTTCAAATTGCTTTAAAAACTGAGCCTTATAAAACTCACGTCCAGATACATATTTAACTCTAGCAATCTTACATTGTTCTTGCAATTCGTTGTCTTTAATTGCCAAGTCAATAACTATCCTAGCATCTGGAGGTATTTGTCCAAGCCTATAAGGACTGTCAAAAGTGCTAGTGCCTAGTGCAGTACAATTAATCACTACATCACTGTAAGAATAACGATTATTCCATGTTCCGGCATTTTTGGTACAGACATTTAAGTTACCGTAATGTTGTTCTTCTAAATATTTAACAAACATACTACCAATGGCTCCGCCACCTAAAATAGTGATTTTGTCATTTTGTCGAATTTCTTTACAAACATATTCAACACCTGCAAGATCAGCATTGTATCCGTGTGTTATACCTTTGTCTATTCTTATAGTGTTACAACTGTTATACATATCAACATACGGATGCTGATTATTTAACAATGGCATTACTACTCGTTTGAATGGCATGCTTATGCTAATACCGCTAACGCCGGCTTCGATTGCATCTTTAATACTTTGTTCAACATTATCACAGGCTAATGCAGTATAGGTTGCATTTATGTTATAGTGCTTGAAGAATTCTGTATAAAAGTATTCACCAGTCTTTCCTGGATACTGACTTAGGCTTATAAATTTTTTCATCGTTTGTATGCTCTTATCTGTTTTATTTTATTATCTTGATCAAACTCTATAACGTCAACTACCTGTGCTACTATTGAATTATTAATTATAACTTTTATTTCTGCTATAACTGTGTCTAATCCTACAGCAATTTTATCGACATCAATTCTTATTGCTTCAACCGAGTTAAAGAAGTTTTGATTAAATTTTAAAATATTATCTTTACCTACTATTTGCACTTCCCAGTCTGTTAATACGATGCTATCACTGAACAATACTTCTAATGATGCGGCATCTTTTTTACAGAAGCTTTGAAAGTACATTAATGCTATTTGGCTCTGTGTTGGATTACTCATTATCTAGCTCCGCAAATAGTTTAATGCCTAAGTACCATAAGAATATATCAAATGGCGCAGTATGCAATGGACTCATGTTCCAAAAAATAATTGGTATCAGTTGTTGTACTTTTTTGTAGTCTAAATTGTTAGTCAAAATATACTTCTTTAAACGTTCCTGATATACTGTAATATGTTCTACACTAGGGATACTCAGCGTTACACTATCATTATCAATTTCAATGTTAAAGTTATGATTCTTAATGTTAGCGTAGTTAATAATTAACCCACCTGCCATCTTGGCCAAGTCATAGTATATATCACCATATTCAACTATGCCTGCAAACTCGTGTCGCCAATCTATAATTTTAAACTCTCCGCTGTCACTGATTACGATATTATCAAACTGCAAATCACCGTGTAAGAATCCCGGGCGTGTAACAGTAGATAGATATTCCCAATCTATTTTATTGAGATAATAACTATAATCTTTGACTGTAACACCATCAATGTTAGTAACATTTTTTATGTTAGGATACTTTTCCAAAAACTTACTAATACGGGCTAGACTTTTTGTTTTATAAAACTCAATACTTGCGGCATGTATGTCAGCATCGCAGTCTTTCCATACATTTGTTTCTAGCCAATTTAATAATTCACCGAATGCCACCGGGTTATTAAACTCGTAGAGCGTCTTACCAGGAAAGAAATCATAGGCCATGTAGTTACCGCTGTGCGTACAGTTACCGGGGAATACGTAAGGATTAGCCAGTACTTTATCATATTTCTTTTTTGCTATGCTATTATCTAGCCACCATTTGACAACTCTATTGTTACATATATAAGTTACTTCGTCTTTTTTTGTAAAGTCGAACTTTTGACTTTTACTTAATTCAGTTTGATAAATTGTAGGACTACCAAAGTCTAACCACGAGTTAAGACTGGCTGTGTCACTGCCTAATTTAATAATACCAATAAATTCATTGCTGTTACTTGATTCTAGTTTAGCAAAGAAATCTGTGTAATCATTAATATACATTAAACCTGTAAATGCTGTCCAGAATTTAGGAGCACGTTGTTTAAATCTAATATCTGTAATACGGAAACTATTACCAGTATTAAACATTGTATATAGATGTGTGTCTTGTTCAGGAACTTGCTTGACAAAATAACAATCATTATTACTGACTTTGCTTACCACTTGTTCGTCAAAGTATGTATCGCAAGGTACATACCAAAAAGGTGTATTGATTAAATCTCGACATTGCAATAACGTATATCCAGTACCAGACTTTGCACTAGTCCAATCATCAATGTCTATGAATTCAATGTTTCTGTCGCTGTATGCTACACTACAAAAGTCTATAATTTGTTCTTTGAAATAACCTACAGGTATAATAAATTTTGTATCTTTGGGAAAACTATCAATAATATGTGCCAACACCGGCTTATCTTTATAAGGTAATAATGCTTTATTAAGATTTTTGGTATAATTGCCCATTCTACTACCCGTGCCAGCAGTAGGTATAATAACAGTATTACTCATGTTCGTAACTAACTCTTCCATGTGTCCTACCACCGTCATCTTGTAAACGAATTACATCATCCAGTTCGGTGGTACTGGTTTCCATAAACTCTAAATCTGTCGTGGCCATAACACGATGAACATAACCTGGAGTTACATTAAATACAACACCTTCTTTAAGATCGATAACTTCAAATGTAGATTCGTATTCTTCAACTTGTTTACTAGTCATGCCATGTTCTAAAAACTTTGCAATATCTAATGGTTCCTTACTACGATGTAATACACCCGTGCCGCTTAAAACATAGTTAGTTTCTATTTTGTATTCGTGTACTTGTAAACTAGTCCTATTACCTGCTTTAAATAAGATTCGTTTGCTGGCGTAAGGAGTAGCAGAGCCATCAGCAATCCACAATTCATAACCCCAGTGTTTAGTTACTTTTTTTATGCTCATTTGTATTTCCTATTATAAAATTATACATTCTATTTGCTACTTCGATATGGCCTTGTTCATTAAAATGCCAATCTCCCTGCGGTGAATTAAACAATGGATCTAACCAATATTCTTTATGTAAGTCTAACCAATTTTTCCAATTGATATAATCTCCGGGTGCCGTAATTAAATTATTAACTTTTGTATACTGTGTTTCATCAATGAGCCAAGTATACACATTTTTATATCCAAGGTGCTGTAATGTTTGAATTTTTTTATGCCATCGACTTTCGTTGTGTATAACAATAATTTCACATCCTTTTAGTAATAAACCCAGGTCGCCTTGGCTATCTCGTTTTACTAATTCTTCAAATGTAACTCTACTAAAAAAACTAGGATTAATTATAACATAGTCTTCTTTATCCCAGGTCATTATATCTTCGTCTATCCTGTCGTTAATGTAATTCCAACCAGCGCCGGCACAGCTTTTAGTTATGCATTTAAGATTTAATTTATTAGCAAGGTGCGTTCCCCAATAATCTGTTCCATGAAAGTATCTAGATTTATCTGCATTGAAAATAGTAGGTAACTCATTAGGAACAAGTCCAAAAGGTTCACTAAAACTACAACCATAAATCCAAAGTTTATTCATTTCCATTCATTTTCTTTTAACTTTGCTAATACTATATTGTATGCTTCTTCATGTCCTTCTGGGCCAGTGTGCCATGTTTTAATCTCGTCAGGATATTTGACACTCAATTCACCCCACGATAGTCTAACTAAATTTTCTTCATCCATATACTTAGCATACCCTTCGGGCTCTTGAGTTAACATTAAATGTTTAATATTATTTTTCTTTAACAATCGATGTGCCATTGTCATCACTCCAATACTATGTAGTCGATTTATCCTAGGATCATGTACAGTCGTAGCAAAGTCATACAATGTTTTAATACGTTCTTTTGGTTCATTTTGAAATCTAGCGTAATAGCCAGAATATTTGTCATCTTTTCTAAATGTTTCCCAATAGTCGATTACGCCCATATAGTTTTCAGTGAACATGCCTCCTTTATAGTTAGGATCATCTTGCATAGGATGTTTGTCTAATACTTGATGATATGTTTCTACTCTATAAGGAGGGTATTGATGATAATTAACATCAACATTGGTTATTTCATGTCCAAACTCATAGTCCAGTGGAAACCAATCAACTCTGTCGTAACTTGTATGACTTACTAATACGATGTCATCTTTAGTGGCAATATTTTTTACTGCATATTCTGCCTGTAAGTATATACTAAGATTTGTACTCGATCCTTTAGCAAGATTAACTAATTCTCGTTTAAGTTTTTTTGATAGTAATACTCCATAAGGTTCGGTATGTAAATCTATACACCCAATACCAATATTAAAACTGTCACCGCATATTATTAATTTTTTAGACATTGCCGACTCTTTCTTCCCACCATTCATACTGTTTAGATCTTAGATCTTTAACGCTATATTCGATATTTAACATTCCATTAGTAAACATTTCTGTTGTATTATCTCTTAAAATTACAGTCTCTAAATAACGCTGTAGCAAATCATCAATGGTTATTCCTCGTTCGATTAAATATCTTGCTAATAGACTATGTACATCGTACTTGTGTATAATAGTATCATTGTAAAATTGTACATAATAATCAAAAAATCCGGCTAATAGTTTAAACATTTCCCAATCAACCATTAAACAGATATCTGTTGTTGACAAGTAACCACTATTAATATCTGTATTTAATGGGCCTACACCATGTACATGTTTAGGTATCGGTAGTTGACTATCAAAAGTTCTTATAGGTATTCGGTGAGTAAGATAAAGATCTGGGCGTATTAATAATATCTTATTATATTGTTTTGTTGACTGAACAATTTCTAATAACTGATAAGCATATTTCCATTTAAATGCCATTCCTATAGTAGGATGATATACTAGTTCAGGATGTGATTTTAAAGTCTGTTCAGAAAACATCATTTTGGTATTTAACAAAATGTTAACAGATGAAAATACCACACTAATTTTATCAATGACACTTGATATAACATCGATTGTTGTATTTTCTTGCAATGTAGTAGATTGCGGATTATAAATTTTATCCTCTGTAATTAAATAATAGTCAGCGTCAATTAACCAACTACTAGATGCATTGACTAGATGCCGCATAACACCAGAAACTATTACTGCTGTATTTGTCATTAATATAATTTGTATTGTTTAATATAATTAGCCAATTCTTTTGCCCAAGCTTCGTGTGCTTCGGGGCTAGGATGCCAGCCAACTAAAGGAGGAACAACTGTATTCATAGGATTTTCAATATAGCTCTTAAACGTATTAGCAGGTTGATTTTTTTTATAGAATCTAATTGGATTTATACTATCCCATAAAGCAGAATAATCATTAATATGTATAATACGTTTTAAAGGATTTGTAGTCTGTTGATATTCGTGGCCACCTATTCTTCCTTTAATTTTTTCTATCTCATCTTTAATATTTAAATCTTGCCATTGGCCCGGAGATGCATTTGGTGTTTGATAAAAGCTATTAAAACACATCCACTTAATATTATGTGCTTCGCAAAAATTTTGTAATTGTAAAACATTTAATACATAACGCGGAATATATTCTTCGGCGTTCCATAAATATGCTACATATAATTCCCAAAATTTTTCTTGTTCTTTACTTTGGAAATGCGGTACTTGTGGCCATAGTCTAAAAGGATGACTTAGCTGTATACTATCATCTATGTACCAAAAACTATTTCGTTCAGGACTACTCCATCCAATTATAACAAATAAATTATCAGTAGGAATATTATTTGCTAGATACTTTTGAGAGATGTAATTTATTGTTCTGCGTAAAATAGTACCGTTATCATCAGCCGGCCAACTAAGATTTGTCACTGGAACATTTAATAATTTTGCAAGATGTGTTGGAAATATTTTTGGAATTCGATATGCGTCATTTTCTTTTAAAAAATCATATGCACCGGGATGTGTCGTAGAATCATATTGCTTTGATATTTCTGGATCTGTAATTTCACAACCAAAAACCCAACTATCACCGTCGCAGATTATTTCCGGAGGCGTATTACCATCAAACAAATCAATTAAACTTTTAGATATACCACTCAAACCATTTACTCCTAATTTCGTTGTAATTATATACAGAATCTAATTTTGCTTCTACTGCGGTGCTTCTCATTACTGCATACTCAAAAGGACGACCGCCTTCTGGATGAATACTGAGTTTTGTCATGTACTTGTATAATAAACATCCCGGACCGTACCATAAGGTTGGATCCAAATTTAACCCATCTTGATTCTTTATTTGATATGTCATGGGTTTTTCTACATTATGAGTATCATATAAATCGCCAATTAAATCCATTGTCGGGCTATCTCCATAAAATAAAACATCGTCAAAATTGTTATAATTAAATTCACTTGCAAATTTACTAATAGGAGTCGAAGTATAACACACGCCTGGCCACACTCTTTGTAAGGGAAATTTGTTTGCTGGATTATATATAACATCTAGTCTTGCTTTAATTACTAAGTCATATTGAAAACTGTGCTGTAGTTCATACTCTCGTTTTAATAATAAACTTCTTGCAAAACTATAAAACATCGGGTCCCACGCTCTATCAAATCTTTCTTTTACATATTTTTCTACAATAATATCTTTTGGATTGTATGCGTTTTTTATATCATCATCATCATCATGTACTACATCAGTATACACAGTAATATCAGTTTTTGGTAATCTCCAAGAATTGGTGTCCCAGGTGTGAATAAAATAATCAGTTTCAACATCTAATCCAATTTCAGGATGAGGATATTCATGTTCAAAGAATCTTTTTATGTTGGCTAATGACTCTCTCCAATAGCGAGCTTGCCCGCTGAAACATACTGCTATTCTAAATTTCTTTTTAGGTGGCGGATCCGGTGGAGGTGGGATATCAATCTTAGGTGCTACTACGTTTAGTTTGCCATTAGTCGAATCTATTTCAATATTAAATAAGCTCATGTCCACCCAATTCTCCTTCTAAGCCGGATTTTATTTTTCGATTTAAATAGTCCTGACCCCTATAAATTTTAGGATCAACTGTTAACGGACTTATTTCAATGTTAAACATCTTTGCATAAAAATATAACGCATGTTCGGTGCCGATTAAATTCTTATTAAACGTTCGTTGGCCTATGACCGGCAGCCATCTATAAAACTCACATATCCTATTAAATGTAACGCTATCAGCAAACCAAAATACATCACCCAATCTATGAAAGGGAAACTGTACATCATCCTTAGCAGTATGGCAGCTATAAAATGTATTACTATTTGGATAAACTAAGTCTTTGGAAACAAAATGTTTAATTTGATAATCTTCAAAAAACATATCAGTTCTCATCCTAATACATACATCATATCTAAAATTGTTGTCATATTCATATTTCTTTTTTAGATGGCTGGCATGCATTATACTATAAAATTGGCCTGCGCACCATTCCAGCTTAGTAATACCATGTTCATTTATATGTGGGAAATTTCTATCACGTGTTTCTTGAATTTTATTTTTATTTGATGTTTCGTCTTCAAATAAAAATGAAATAGGATTCAACGAAGAAACTATACTACGCTTTTCATCTTCCGATATTGTTTCGCCTGGGACCGTCATATAATCCCATCCTTCGTGCATTAATAATCTATGCGGCGGCGTATTATAATCCCACATGTGGAAAAATATATCAACTGAATCAACTTTATAATTAGCTTTTATTGTTTCAATAAATTTGTGCCAAGTTAAATGACATTTTTCCCATGTTCGTGGCTGGCCGCTTAAACAAATAGCAACTCTCATTTAGAATTTTTCCATTTAGTGTAGTATGGCTCAAATTCTGGAAACGTTTCTAAAAAGTTAGTGCCGCGACGTTTATCATGTTCATCAACGAATGCAACTAAATCTTTTTGATATACTGTTACTTCCTCGGGATCTTTTTGATTCATAGTTAATTCATATATGCGTTTAAATTTTTCTGCCTCCCATTTAAAGAATCCTTGATTAGCACTTCCGTACCATTCACCATTTTCTAAATTACGATACATCATTGTTACTTGATCAAAAATATACTCTTTAGCCCATGACGATGGCATAACATGAAAGATACTTTGATGTGCCGGGTGTCTTAGAAACGGTGCATCTAAAATTAACGGGGCATGAACTGCATCGTGTCCTCCAAATTCGTTTTTAATAGCTAATACATCTTGTAAGAACAACGAATAAGTGGGAATACTAAGCACATTGTACGTACTCATGATAGTAATAGTACACTCGGGTATTTCTTTTAACACTCTGCGAATATTACTTAACCATAAATCATAATTTAAGCCGTCACGTATATATTCTGCTGCCTTACCATGAGCATCACAGCTTGTAAAGATTTTAAACTTTTTAACTTTCTTTTCTTCACAGATAATTTTAACCTTTTCAAGGAACTTGTCAAATAACTGTGATGGTACACACAAGTTACTATTAATACTCAAATGTATATCTGGGTTAGGATTCTCGATCACATAATCAAGAACTTTAAAGGTATCCTTACTTAGTAACGGCTCGCCGCCGGTTACACGAAAATGCTGTAACTCTTTATAAACTGTGGGCCACCATTTCCAAAATGCGTCCACGTAAGGGTTATATTGATTATGCGGGATTGGCATTTGGTCAATTTGTTTTAGTCCTGCAATATCATTAAAGTTGCCATGAGTAGGATAAGGACCGTGTTGTTTAATTTCTTCCATCCATAGGCTACTCACTTGTGGACTACAATAGCTACATTTAAAATTACAGACGTTACTAAAACTAACTTCTAAATAACTTGGAGCAACATCTTGATCCCAGGGCATCTTACTTACTTCTTCAAAATGAGGCTTTGCCCATACGTCATAACTTTTGTAAATTCTATCGCTAAGAGCATCGGGGGCGCTGTCTTCTACTTTCCAACAATAGTCGCATTCTTTTGGACGTACACCTTCTAACATTAATTTACGTTGTTCTTTTTTGAACTTAGTATTATGTAACGCACTAGGATTGGCAGCTAATTCATCTAAAGGAATTTTGTGTGTAGTAGGATGATGACAACTATGGTTGTGTCCTGTCTGTAAATGCAATGTTACTTGCTTCCATTTAGCAATACAAAAACTTGGACTAACATCGTTAATCTTTTTTTGAAATGCAATGATATCTTTATTATGTTCCATATTAATTTATTGAATTATTGACTTGGTTTTCTTTAACCTGGGCGCCAAGCCTGGGTGGATTAATCCAACTTTCTTTAAACATTTTGCTACCGTTGAAGTCTAATTCTGCTACCTCTAATCCTAGATTAGTGCGTAGAGATTCGCCTAACTTAAAAATTTCATCTTGTAGTTTTTTCTTATCATATGTCCAACCAGAAGTTAGACATTTTTCGTTGCCGCCCTCGAACTGTGGCTGTACACTATCTTTCCAAAATGCATCATGCCATTCAAAGTCTCGGACTAATGTAAAATCAAAATCTTGTCTAGCTAAATTTGACATGTAACATCCTAGTCTAGTTCCATACATTGCCCATAGTCCGTTGTCAATATCCGAACCAACACTGGCCCATACTAATAAACGTTTATAGTTTCTATCATGTACACGTTCTTTAAGTCTCCGCGGATCAACAAGTCCACCTCCTTCTAAGGCAAGTTTAACACCTTCTCTGAATCCTGCACGATATGCTTGATAAGCACTAGCATTGTTATGTACATCACTATAGATATTATTCATTTGATGATAGTAAATATCCCAACAAAAATCTACCTGTGCCTTGGGATCATCTGCGGCTTCGTGTGTTTTCATTTGTTCTACAACATGCTTAGGCCAAAGTTTAATTCCGCCATTACCATAAACTAATCCGTTGACAACATTTTTGCCAGCCCATGATATAACATCGTGTCTGTTAATCCTTGTCATGTCTAATTCAATAGTTAGAAACTCGTCACGAACAATGTTGTCAGCATCAACTGTAATAAATCTATCTGTTTCGGCTGAGGCTGCGGCAGCTTTATGTGCCGCATCAAAGCCTTTGACTCCGTGTACCCGTTTGGCCCATGGTGCTTTATTGCAAAGATCAGCAAAATTTTTATCTGCGTTTGGTTCATCGTAGCTTAAAAATACGATATCAAAACTAGTAATAGGTACAAGCATTTTCTTCCTCGGTATGTAAGTGAAGGTAGTTACAAAGTAATCTAACTTCTTTATCTGTACTTAATATTATTTCAAACTGATTATAATTATTAAGTTGTTCACTGTTTAATTTAATCGAACCCAGCATCTTTGCTGGATCATATTTCTGATAAAAATATAAAATAAGATCATCGCTCAATCTAAACGACTGTATATCATTTATTGTACTTTGCAATTTTAACACATTTCCATGCTGTTTGTAAAGTAAATTGGGTTTGTATTCAAAATTATTCGAAGTAGGTTGTTCAAAAAACTCTGTGCCCACTGATATAATTTGATTATCATTGTAATATAAAAAGCCAATATTTTTTAACTGTTCGGCATTATCTGGCAACCATGGACATTTGTAAGTTATTTCATGTGCTTCAAATAGTTCTTTTGTAGAGATTGTAAATTTACCCAGTAAACGTGAAGGTTCATTTTTTTCCGTGCAATATATTTCTATATACAAAGGTAATTCTTCCAAATCTTTTTCTGTGAGTTTTTCTATTGAGAAATTGAACTTAAAAATATCGTCATCAAAACGTATATGTATATTTTTAGATACAATATCGCAGATTAAATGAATATATGAATGTTCTGCGGTAGTAGCAAAAATAAAATCAAATTCACTTTTATGTCGTTGTCTATGCTGTATTAATTCTAACAGGCCATTATCATGATTTTTTTTAATTTTTAATTTAGACAGCGATAATTTATTATTAAATACCTTGGTTGTTAAGTTAGATGGATTTACTTTAATGATGACATTTCGACGCGATGATGCTAGTATCTCTATGGGAGAAATGCTTGCTATACTGTAAGTCAATCGATCATATTCTACATAAACCTGCTGTTCTTTTTTTACATTTCTTTTTTTAAGAACACGAGGTTGTATATCAAACTCGTCGTCCTCGCTGGTATCTTCTAACAAATTACTCATTTATTTTTTTAAATTTAGTAAAGTTTCTTCAGTTAACCAGCCAATTGTTTCATATTTAACTAACCCTAATTGTACAAAATTTTCAATTTTAAGAGTACTAGAGTCATTGACCCAATAAGTTAAAAATTCACTCCATCGTCTAGTCCAATTATTATTAACAAAATTATTTTCTTGTTTTGATAAATCTATACAATGCATAAAATCATATGTAGAAATTTTGCCACTGGTTATTACTTGTAATAATGATAGTACCCAGCCGACCCATATAAACTTAGGGAACGATGGCATCTCATGTTCTTTATCTGCAAAAAAATTAATATAATTGTCTTGATCATAATTGGCACATAATATAGTAGCCAGGCCAAAAATGTTATCACAACCCTTATCTTTATTAAAAAATATAGCATTAGGAATACTACAAAGTCCAAAATTTTTTAATTCTGTACTTGGATTATTGTACAATACCGGATCTATGATTTGACTATTAAACGAATATCGATTCCTGGGTAGTATGATAGAATCTAAACCTCTAAGATTTTCCCATACTGTAGTGTCAAATGCTGTTAATAATTGATCAGGCAATAACGCAATAGTCTTAGTATACGGAGTTGCTAACAACGCTTGAAAATAGCATAATGTAGGATTTTTGTCTTTTAAATAGATAACTTTATCTGCTTTTATGAATTTGATATCCTTATTGTTGACAATGACGCTAACAGGACGAGTAGGATCTATTTTTTTAATACTATGAATTAATAAATCTATTTCGACTTGATTGTCTACATCTCCGTTTACTATTAGATAACCTTCACTCATAGATAAGTTCCTTAAGTTTAGGGTAGTGTCTTAAAATTGCCATTTTATTCATTAAGTGTATGTTTTCGTTTATTACTCTGCTACAGATATTTTTCCATAATTCTTTAGGATCAGGGCACAATAAAACGTAATCGCTGAGTGATTTAAATTCCACAATGTCATCAATTTGTTCACTGAACCTCATTGCTTTTCCTGGAAGCTCTGATACAATATTTCCCGAATCGTGTCCGTTTAATACATGTGTTGCAATACTGGCAGCATAGTCGGTTCTGAACAATGCGCCCGGAAACTTGTACAGCCATTTATAATATTGATAATTCTCTTTGACATGTTCCCATATTCCAAAGAATAATTTAGCCACTTCACTATCGCTTCTCCAATAAACAACAGTACTCCACCACATGTCTATACCATCTGGATGTAGTTTTTGTTCCCAGATACGTGGCTTATAATTACGAACACTGATAGCATCTTTATACATTGCTAGTTCATAATTAGTATCAAATATTGTATCTAAACTATTATTGCCCACAATGTAATCAACGTCGATCATTAAAGTTTGTTTGTAAGGACTTTTTTGAAAGATGCTGTGTTTATTCTTATTATTGAATTGTGTACTAAATTCTGTCCAAGGACTATCTCTATGCATCCTTGTATTACGTTCGTGTTGAATATCTTCTACAATAATATGGTCAAAAGTATCAGCAAGTTGCTCCATGGTTAATTCTGCTTGTAACACGTTGTATGTTTTTAAATCCGTAAGCAAGGTTACATGATTGTTTTTCATGTGACGTTTTACGTTTGATGCTGCCACAATGGCTAATTTTTCATAATCAATTTTGCCGTTGTTATATGCAATCAGCAAAACACCTTTATCAAATTTAGGCATTTAATCCAACCAATCCTTTAGTGTCTCGCTGTTTTCTTATTTTTTCATAGCTATTGTAGTATTCGTTGAGAGCTTCTGTGTATGCACTAAACAATCTAGTATGAAAATCTTCCAACGCTGTTATTAAAATTGGATTATTGTTGTCGTCGATGACAACAAACTGTTCTACTTTTTTATCTATTAAGTGTTGAACAAAATTGATTAGTTCTAAAGTTGCAGTAAACATAGAATTAGAATACCCGATAGTTAACATCGTATTCATTCGTTGTTTTAAATTAAGTTTTTGATTGTTTAAAGTTAAGCGGTAGTTACTGAACTCTAACGCTTCTTTTAATTTGTCGTCCATTTTGACTCCATTATATACTAGTATAATGTATTTATATTAGCAAAATGAAATATTTTAAGGAGTTGTTACTGATCCAGAATAAAGTGGTTGAGTAATAGAGAACGTTGCACTACCACTAGATTTTGTAGTGGCCTTATTACTTTCAATGTGCAAAGTATGAACACCATTTACCGCAGAGGTATCGGCACTATGTAATACGACCCGAAGTATTAAGCTAACTGGACCATTAATATAATTGCCATTTGTTGCAACAATTGATCCATATACTTTTATATTTTTAGTACTACAACCGTAACCGTAACCGTAACCATATCCGTAACCATATCCGTAACTGTTATCATTGCAATGTCCATATCCGTAACCATATCCGTAACCGTAACCATATCCGTAACCATATCCGTAACCTCCACCGCCTTTACTGTTACAAGTTAACAATAATTGTTCAGTGGAGTTTAGATCCCTAAAACCTTTATTTTCACTGATAATGTTAGCAGTAGTTGATATTGTATTAGTTAATTTTAAACTAACAACTCCAAATCTAGCATACAGAGATTGCCATAACGCAGATGCTCCAGAACCGGTGCCAGTTAAACTCAAATTGATACTACTATCACTGTTAAAGAAATAACGAGCTTTGTCGTAAGTATCAAACTGTAATGTTACTGTATAAGTTAAATTAGAATTCCAAACGGTGCTTCTAACTACAGAACCCAATGTAGATAATGCTCGTTGTCCATTTGCTGAAGTATTATGCCTGTTATCAATATCAGTTGCTACAGTTTCTATATCATTCCAAATACTTGCTGTAATTTTTTGGCCAATGATAACTCTATCTAATTCATAGACGCTTCCTGTGTGCTCTGCACCTAAATTAATTCTATCAATTAGTTCATTAACTAATGCCGCTGTGATTTTTGTTCCAGTGTTAGAAAAGTTGGCAGATAGATTCCCCCATCCATAGCCTTGTCTTATTTTATCATTTAAAACTGTTCTAGGAATACTACCAGTATAAATGTCAGCAAAAACTTTATTGGTGCTGTTAACCAACACATTATAGTCTTGCGACGTAATTAACTGACCTTTAGTTGCCAATTTATCTTACTCCGACTGCAACTTCGACAGATCCGACACCGTCACTAGTTTTGTCATTTAATGCTCTTCCAATAATGTTTATAGGATTATATTCGTCAGTGGCCATGCCCACGCCTTCGACTTCACTAGAAACAATGCGTTGGCCTTTACGTACTAGGCCTTTTACTAGACAAGGAACACGACCTTTAAGTGCCACAGGATAAGCATTTTCTTGCATTTTCATTTTGCTGTTTAGCAAGAAGCCAGGAGCTGTTGATATAATACCAAATACTTCTTCATCGTAGGCTTTAATTGTTTTAGTAATTTCCATTTCGCCACCGAGACGTACAATGTTACCAGGAACAAGTTCTACGTCACTTCTATATATTTCTGCCATGTCAGCAAATTCTGCTTCCATAGCACGGCCACGAATTTTAAAATTACCATAATCAGCGCCGGTGCCATCAACACCGTCATTCATATTAATACCGCAACCAATTGTTGGGAATCTACTCTGTAGGCCAGTGTCTGCATGTGGTGTATAACTAGCGGCTTCACTGCTAATAATAGCAACAATAGTTCCTATAGTAGCGTTTAGTGTAGCACCTACATGTATTTTAATAGCATGATGGAATTGACCTGCAATATCTTTAATTAATGCTGTGCTAAAACCATCAACTGGACCTCCAATTAAATCTGTTCCACCAATTGGATTCCATTTATTGCCATCATAGATGCTGACAACTCGTTTATTGCTATTCCACCAAAATTGTCCTACTATTGGATTTGTAGGCTCTACTGGATTGCTAAAATTTTCTAGCATTTGAACTAGGTTTTCTGCCATTATTTCGCCGTAAGCGGAATAATTTTTACCTAGCAACTTGATAGGAGTAGTTGTATCTACTGTCCTGTCTGCAACGATAGTTAATCGTGTGCCGTCTGTTTTTGTAACATCATATGCCATTCTTCAAAATTCCTTTATTGTTATATTTACCTATTTTAATTTACTCTGATTCGTAAAGTATAGATAATTTGTATTACCCTGTTTGCTGATTTTTGCACTGGATCAAATACAATATGACTTAACAAATAACCAGTATTTTTACCGTTTCGCCCTTTACTTTTTAAACCCAATTCGTTGAAAATATAGTCACCATTTAACGCTTCGGGGTTACTAACTAAATTATTCTCACTAGATGAATTGGGTTCATTTTCTTCTAAGGTTAATGTTATAACTAAATCAGTATAGTTCAACCCAGAGGTATGTGTTACAATAACATTATTATTTGTAGGATCTGTATTATTACCACTGTCTACTTGATCAACTACTTTATAATATGTAGCATTATATAATCCTGCTTCAATTCCGGTTGATAAGTTATCAGTTACATCATTATACGTTATGTTACCAGTTTCGTCAATAATAAGGCCGCCATTGCCTAAATGCATCTCATAAATATGACTGTCGTTATTACCTTGTAACATAGTTGCAATTATTAATGTCATAGTTTCTGGATTAATTGCATTGTGTTTGCTGACAAAGATTTCTTGGGTTTGTGGATCCCAAATTCTTACATGTCCGTCAATATTAATATTTGTCGAATCTATCATTTTATTTCCTGTATACTGTATTTAACTAAATTTTTAACTACTCAGTTAAAAACTATAGTATCTCCTGCTTGTTCTCCACCAAAACCTATTAAAATTTCTTCGTCGTCGATGTATAAAGTCTCATCAAAACCCAAACTTGTATTTTCAATTAATTGTTTTGTAACTGTAGAACTACGTATTTTATCTCTGTAACTCTTAACACTAGAATAGAAACCAGTTAGTACCGATACATTATCTCGTTGTAATGTATTTGTTCCGCTTAATGTTTGTCCGATTAAATTAATCGGTTCGATAGTGCTAGATTTTTGCAACCAGTCTACATTGATTTGCTCGCTTAATATGTATCTAAACATAGTACACGTTAATTTAGAATAGCTAGTTTCATAGGAATCAACAAAAACATTGTTACGGAATGCTTCCATTAAGGCATAAAATACATTACATAAATCAAAATCCCAAGGAACATTAATTTGTTCCCATTTTGATCCATCCCATGTCCCTTTTGAATCAAACAACTCGTCGCTTAGTTTAATTGCACCTTTATTATTATCAGGATCTGCTTGTCTGAACACTAATTTATAGCCACCGTTAACGTCTTTTTCAAATATTGTATTATCATTCTTGACTTTAATATATGAATTAGTTGTCACCGATAACGCATACATATCTGCTAATGATTGTACAGTTGCTGATATTTTTTTAGTAGAATCATAATCTTCACTTTGAAAATCTGTAAATGTCCAATAATTTTTAACATTAACAAGATCTCCAAACAATGGATATGCAGTTTGATTCAATATTTCATCCCAGTTTGTCAGTGAACTAATATCTATATTCAATAACAATTGATTTGCTCGTTTAACAAATGTACGTCTAGCTTCGTAGATATTCTTAAACCAACTTTGTGGATTTGGTCGAATAGAATTTCCAAGTTGCGAATATCGGTGAAGTTTAATCATATCTGGAACATTTTTAGTAATATCAAATCTAAATGTAGTAGCATCAATCTCTTCTAAACAAACTACAGTCTGCCATTTTGAAGGTCTGAATTGGCCAATTGTCGTGTTTCTACAAACATAAAAATCTCCGTTATATTTTACAAAATCACTTTGACTATATAAGCGACTCGATGAATACGTTGTATAGTTTGCAGTAACCTTATAATGAATACCGCCAGCAATACTGTCGCGGAAGCGTGTGTGTATCCACTGCGGCATTGTTTCAGTTGTGTTTGCTTCTGATACAAATAACCATTGTTGGTGCTTTTCTTCGCCTTTAAGTTTTTTCTTAATCTGTACGACCGTGCTACTATTGTTTAATAAATGTCCAACGCCTTTTAACATAATACTATTTGAATTAATAGGAGCATACCACGATAAGCCGGCAGCACTTGGATTTAATAATATTTTACTTAATTGGCTAGTAGCATACACTCTAACGTTTTTGCTTTCTGCGCTAATAGTATTTTTATTCTTAACCCAGAAATAATAAACAGTATAAAGTTTACCGCTAACATAGTCTTGTTCTTCAACCCAGTGGCAATTATCTTTACCAGAACTAGAATCTAAATATGCTTCACCGCTGGCAACTTGTCCAAATGCTATTCCGTTAGTTTCTACTAATTTATTCCATTGTGTTGGATGTACTGGGCTTTTTGTCCATTCATATATATCAGGTAGTGTGCCATCTACAGTTGTACCCCAATAGCGCGATCTAGATGTAACGTCGCCGCTTTCATAATCATTGAATTGACAAGTACTAGTGTTCCACCAACGGCGGCCGAGATACTCTTCATACCAACCCTGACTTGCGTAAACGCTTTTAAATGCATCTGTTGTTCTAGTATATTTTGCAGGATCTACTCTGCCGATAACATCAATATCGTCTTTGAATACTTTTGGAAGATAGAGTTTACGGGGATCAAATAAATCTAACTTAGCCAATACTTTGTTGGCATTATAATCATATATCATTACATGTTCGATATCGCTGTGATCTAAAGGTAAAGAATCTGTTTTGATAATTGTTTTTGTAATAACGTTAGACTGCATCATTTTATAAACATTATAATTACCAAAGTCAAAACTAGTGTCGCCTGTGTTAGTTCCCAGGCTGTCGTCGATTATAGCAATAGGATACGAAGCATCGTATCCGCTAGTTGTAATAGGTAACGTAATTTCAGTTGTTCCTAACGCATTACTCAAAGGATTAAATTTCTTTTTCCAAGAATATCCTTTGGCGTCTGTTGCTAAATTTAGTTCACTGATATTTTTAAATCTTACAGGTTTGAATACAAACAGTTTACCCGTTTTTATAGTTTCAGTAATTCTAGTATCTATATAAAATTTAAAGTTATCTTCGATAGATTCTATTTTCCATATACCATTAGCGTCAGCATTAGTGCCATTTGCATTAATAACTAATACATAATCTCCAACTTCGGCACGGTGTGCAATATTACAAGATATTCTAGCTTGACTAACATCAGTGAGCCCGGTACATACTTCGTTGATTGAAATATTTCTGTCAATGGTTTGTAATACTTGCCAAGTACTAGGAGTAAACATACTATTACCCGACTTGCTTAGATTAGGATTTGTTTTATCATAATTTGAAACAAATATATTGGGCAAAAATGGTTCATCGACTGCTGAAAACTTGTCACTATTATTGATCCATGCATTGGGACTAACTGTAGTTAATGCATAATATAAGTATCCGTTGTATCTAACTAAATCGTATTTTTTATATGACGACGTTATCGAATACGTGTTAATATTATATAACTCGGCAAAGTTTCCATATAAATTTGGCAAGTCGTCGAGGGTCGAGATACTATAATTTGTATCGCCAGTAATTATAGGTCCGCTGGTTTTTAAATCGGTATAAGATCTGTCTAATTTTGTAAAACTAATATTCTTATTCTGTGGTTTATAAATCCATTTCTGTGACTTATGTGTAATATAATGAATGTTTGGATTTACCTTTTCATCATTTTTATTAATGAAACTAATGACCTGAGGATTTTTAGTAACATCATCAGATGTTAATTCAAATTCATAGAATTCAATATTTTTAGTATTTCCAAATTCTCCAAGGCGTACCATATACTCTTCTAAAGGAGCAGTAGTATTACCATCACTATGAGTCAATGGTTCTAATCCTGTAAATACTTGACTAGTGCCTTTCATATACGTAATAGAGTTTTTAAATAATACTTCAGAGTCGTCTTGTAAGAAAAGTTGTCGTAATTCAGGATTTCTGTTTAGTCCGAACTGTGCCCGACTTGCATCAAGCAATGTATTATCTTCGATTACATTTTCTATATCTAATAAATTTCTGCCGACTTCAGAGTATGTATCGTAGTTAGGAATAATAGAATTATCACTTACGACATAACCAGGAACAAAATATTTTCCATCCCATTCTTGACTCTTTTTGCCGCCAAGGACAAAACTGCGCTTAGTAGTACACTGATCCGGTAAGAAATAAATATCACCAAATACACTGGTCGAATCTAAATGTACCACTGATTCATACGTAGCAAATGTTAATTTAATTCCATATACTGGATTATTTGTATTTTTAGATTTAATAATAATACCGCCGCCGCGTTCAACTAATAAATCTTTACTAAACAATGGCTTATTTTTTCTATCAACACATTGTCCAACATTCTCATTTGTACCTTCTAAGTTTTCTAACTGGCCGTAGGCAGTAGATAAAACAATACCCGACGCCGCTGGATTTAAATCAATATAGTTGCCGGGTGCAATATTATCATTACTCCAGAATATAAACTGGCTGGCACTCATTTGCCAATTACGCAAATCATATGTTTCTACTTCTTCAAATTTAAATCCTTGTGCTTCTAAATATTTGCCGTAGCCAACAATAATATCATAAATTTGTTGCCGGCTCGTAAATTCTTGTCCGTATGTTACAGCAATTATATTAGATGTATAAACATTTTTTTCTTTAATTACTACTGAGCCTATAGTTTTTGGTGTAGTGGCGCTATTTGCCACTGGCTCAAAATAATTAAGATAACCACGCTCATTAGCAAAACCATGAATAGAATATGCACTACCGTTCCATATAACTCTTAGAGCTGAATAAAAAATTTCTTTACTGGAATAATGTTTAATTAGTCTAACCTGATAATTTTCTTCTGGTATAAACAATGTTTTACGTTGACTAGAAATACTAGTGCTTTCTATTCTAATATTATTTTTGTTACTAAATCCATTTAACAAAAATTCTTTATTAACTGCTAAATTATTAAATTTGTCTATTACTGTTGATTTAAAATCTTTATTATTCAATGCACAGAATTCTGCAAATAAACTTTCGATACCGGCTGTATATTCTACATTGCCGTCGACAACTTGTCTATGATAATAATGCTCTATACTACCTTGAAGCCAAAACTCGCTTGTTTTGTCTAAATTAATTCCCCATGCATTTTTAATTGTTTGCCCAGGAACCCAATTTAAATTTACATATTTTGCAGGACTTGCTAAGAATTTTAATTTTGCTTCGGCTGCTAATCCACGTTGCGTATTTAAGAATACTGTTTCAAAAGGACCCTGATCACTTACAACCCAATCGCGATCTTTTTCTAATACACTAGCACCGAGCCATAATAAATTTAAAGGTGCAATTAATTTCCCATCAATATCTACTGGAAAGTCTTCATGATCATTTACATTACTAATTCTTGCAAAGAATGGATTAATTCTAGGTGCATCAGGTGTATTTCTATTACCCGTTCGTAACGATTTTTCTAATGCTGTTCGTTTAACAGGATCAGTCCAGCTATAATGTGTATCCCACCACAATGGTTTTAATGTATATCCTAACATCTCCCATGGATGTGTGTGCGGACGGTCAGTATCATACAAATACTTGTAAATAGCTCTCCACGATCCTGTAGTAGAGTTTGCATCGTCACCCGAACCAATTTGATATATTAAAGTAAACGGATCTGATTCTTCATAATCAGAGTTAGCCATAATGAAAATATTATTTTCTGCCATCCATGTTAATACTTCACTGTTAACAACTGTACGTATTTCAGACCATGCATATCTGCCATTTCTAAAATATCCAGGCTGTTCTTCTAATAACTCGGCATTACTATTATTCTCTACATCATATGCAATGTTGCCCCAAATAGCTTTTTCGTATTCAAACAACAACTGATCTATTATATTGATAGGATAGGTATCTACATCAACACCTTCGTTCAAATAATAACGTGTTCCGTCGTGTCTACATAAAAAATATTTTGTGCTTGCATAGCTAGTGTCGGCATATATCTCAGGACGGTAAACAGGGCTTAATCCGATTTTTGCTAAACTTGCAGGTATTTTAGAATTAAATTCTTCTACCCATTGTCTAATAGTTACTGTTGTTCCTGTAAATGATGGATCTAATACTATGGAAGTATAATAACCATCTGATGAAGATAGTGTATAATCTATATTTCGCATTAGTAATCTATTATTAGCAACTATGTGCAATAGTGTTTCTTTGCCTGCTCGATGATTAATTAAATTCAATCCGTCATTGAGTGGGATTTCAAATACCGTAGATATTGTTATTGTTTTTTCAAAGTAATCTGTAGTATTTCCCCAACCTAACATATTACTATGATACCAGAAATTTTCATTGTTAGTCTGATTTAAAAATATACGTTTGGTTGCCAAGTTTAAAATGTCTAGACTAGATATTATTGAAGTGTCGGTTGTATTAATAATTTGTTCTAGTTCGTAAATTAATTTACTTAAGAACATGTCATAGTGCTTGCCTTGCTTAATAATAATTTCACTAAAATCATAGGGCAAATTAGTTGTTATAATTGCTGCCTTGACTAATGGATAATTATGCTTTAATAGGGTGCCGCCGCCCATACTAGAATTAATTAAACTAGAATCATTTTGAGTTGTTTCTTTAGAATTAGATGCATTTGATTTTAAATTAATTACATGTTGATATAATGCATAATAATTAATAGTATCTAATTTAGAATTTAATGGATTTGTAGTTAAACTCAGTGGAGCAGTCCTACTAGTAGGAGCAGATAATACTGTATCTAAACAAATTTTATCTCCGTATAAAGATTTTTGATTTAATATCGGAGACGATACAAGTTGTTGATAATAATTTAATGAGCCGTCACTATTTGTAATATCATTTATAGTGTAATCATACGACTCGTATATTGGATTTGTTTTATCTCGAAGATATGCAAATTGAATAAATCTCCATTTATTTAAAGGACGAATAATTGCAGATTTTGTTACATTGTTTGCAACCCAAAATAATCTTGTTGTATCTATATTTAATTTATTATCTATATATCCAGATCCTATGTCTATACTAGAAGATAAATCTAATTCAATTACTCCGTTGTTTATACCATTATTATAACAATATGGCTCTTCTATCAACACCGGAGTTGATATATTGTTAATAATTTCTGTAGTATAAAAAGTTATTGGAAAAGGTAAATCGTGACAAATAATTTTAAAGATGTCTCCTGAAACTAGAGGTATAATTTGTTCTAATATATGAAAACCTCGTTTGCTAGAAAATCTAACTAAGCCGTGGCCTTCTATATTGTAATAGAATTTTAATTTTTCCTTATCATCGTAGAATATATGTATAGTGTCAAATCCCATTGCCGTTGGAATCAATTTTCCCGACCATTGTACATCAGTATTATCATCATAAAATAAATCCTGTGTTTGTCTAGTAATATCTAAACCTCGACGAGGTTGATAAAAAGATATAGGAGTTACAGAATTGAAATTATACCCGTAAGGTCCTTTTATAGCAACTTCTTCGCCTGTAGTTATATGATTATAATAAAATGTTTTATCAATATCTGTAGTAAACTTAATTTGATTTGGACTAACATTTAAGGAATTATTTTCATCTATCAAATCAAAATCAATATTACTGACTGTAATGTAACGTTCTAACGTATAATCAAATACGCTTCCTGGAGCAAAGTCTAATATCGTAGCTCCTTTGTAGTCACTTTCGTTAAAAGTTTCTAAATTAATATTGTCGCTAGTATAAAATTCAAATTTTGGTGATTGATTTTTTGTTGTTTTATTTTGTGCAAATTGCCAAATATCATTTTTAAATAAAACTTTATTATATCTAATATTCGAGTTCGCAACTACCAATGCTCCGTCACCCGAGACAACTGGGATACTAAGTGCAAAAG